TATCAAGCAGATCCTCAGTTCTTACATGTGATTGCGCTTCATGAAGCTCGTTCCTAATAATCTCTTTGAGTCTTTGCTTGGTGATTTTCATCTATTGGCTGCCTCTTATGTCTTTAATCTGGGCTTCGAGCTCCTGGACCACCGTCTCGGGGTCCAATATATTCAGCAAAAGATCTATTGTTTGATAAAGTGTGTCTAGCGCCTCGTTTACTCCGAGGCCCTGAGTTACTTCGCTTATGCTTCCAAGCTCTTCCTTAATAATCTCTTCAAGTCTTTGTTTGGTGATTTTCATTTTTCGCTCCTAAAGCAGGGAACAGTGGCCGACAACGAGGCCAACAACAAGAGCAACCGCACTATTCGCCGCCAAAAGCACATAAAGCTCACGAGGGGCTCGGAGTAACAAAAGATCCTTACCTAAAGCTACGGTGTTTAATAATAATAGTTTCATTTTATATTGTTCCTTTACACTGACATTGCAAGTGTCAACAATAAATAGTTGTCCGAAGTGATAAGGGTCGCATTTTCCAGGCATTTTTGGAATTGCTCTTTGCTCATGGAGCCCACATCGTCGTTGTCGCCGATGTCCACCTTCCATACTTCAATGTCAAAATCCAATAAAGTTTTGATAATCTCAAGTTCTTTTTTCTTTGCATCAGGATCGAGAGCAATGTAGACTCCTGCGTCTTCTTTAACAATTTTCCTCAACAATAATGAACTTTGGTTTAATGTGGATCCAAGAACAGGAACCGCATTGCGGCCCGCGATAATTGCATCAAAAACTCCTTCAACAAGAATTATATCCGAGCTCCAATCAACAAACAAATCGTTGAATATAATATTTTTACTTGCGGGTGGATTTTTATATTTTGGATAAAACGCCTTATCATAAGATCTGGAAACGAAATAACTCAAATCACCCTCTTCATCAAACGATGGAATAATGATTCGTCCTTCGTATTCGCCCTCACTACAATAGCCCATTTTCCACCAAACAATATCTTGCTTGCTGATATTTCTCTTCCTTAGATAGTTTCTTGCGGCGAAACCAGTTGGAGGCACATCTTTATTTGCCAAAGATACAAATCCTTCAGGCATCTCAAGTATTTGTTTTTCTTCTACTTTCTCGGCAAATAAATCTTCGAGCTTATCAAAGTCAATCTCAGATGTGAGATCACGCCACTGTGCTTTATCATGGTTGGTGCCGAAGCGGCGAACGACACGATACAGGTTCTTGCCTCGGGTATCACAGACCCAGCATTTATAGAATCCTTTATCGAGATTTACAGAGAATTTACGCTTGTGATGATCGCAATAGGGGCACTTAAAAAGAAACTCGTTGTTGGTCCTATAATGGGACCCCAACACATTAACCAGTATTTTGAGTTTCTTGTCTTTCATTCAGCCAGCCAGCCTTTGCTATAACATAACTATCTGACCGGTCTGCATAGCCGGGGCGAGGATTTCCATGTTTTGTATATTGTACCTCAAAGTTGGGTACGTTGTCAACCACAAATTGCAGCGACACCGCTTTTGCTTTCTGGCCCTTGGGAACTTTAATGCCGCAGAGCTTGCGAGCGGATGTTGCGGCAAAATATTGCGGTTCGCTTCCAAATATATTATAGCACAACCAGGAAACAATGCCATTAATTTTTGATAATAATGAAAGCGTTTGCGCTGAAGAGAAGCCCGACCGAAACGATTGCAATGACTGCTCAATATAGACGTGCTCTATTTTATATGTGTCCGCTATAAAATGGAGACGACCCTGGATTTCCCGAGCCTTCTTAAAAAAATTCTTTTCTTTGCGCAAATCGATGTGGTCACAAGCAACGACATTGCCATCGTAATCTAATATTGTATAACCAGTTATACTAGTTGAAACATCCAACCCCAGGATCATTAAATATCCAGTTCAATCTTAAAGGTAAAGTCTCTTTCAGCAGTCTTCTTAATAGGAGTTGCCGGTTTTGCTATAGCAATCAAATTCATATTTTTATCATATATTCCGATTTTAGAAATATAAGTGGTTCTTTCGAAAGAAGCACTGGGTGTATTATACGACGAACTAACAATATTTTTAATACCTATCTCTCGATTCTGTATATATGCCATACTACTTGTGACCCCAATCGCGCCTGTAACATAATTTGTGAATGTCGGATTGCCTGATTGATTGAGGGCGCCCTTTGGAGCGTTCGCAAACATAGTGAGATTTTGAATCTTCGTGGTGCCACTCATTTCAAGCAAAAATGAAGAGGATGGTGTAGTTATCCAAGTGTTGTCGGCAAGACCTACCGAAGATGATATCGACTGAGCGAAGTAAATCCAAGACGGCGCCACATTAACACCCTTTGTAACATAATCCTCTGTGTGTGTCCCGTCAGATAAATCCCAACTGCCTGTTAATATAATAAAGCCTTCGTTATATAAAGCAATCCCAGCCACCGTACCCGAACCAGGTGACCCTGCCGGCGCAGTTTGATAAAGAACACCGTCTTGATTTATATCGCGCAGGCGGCCATGAAGGCTGCCGGAAATAAGAAAATCTAATTTTATGGTGCCAGGCTTAATTTTACTTCCATAAAAAATCGACGGTATGTCAATTAATCCAACATCAATATTATCAAAATCTCGATTTAAAACACCGGGAGCATCTGTCGGGCCCCCAATATATGAAGACGAATAAAGAAAATGAGGATTAACATAATTATAGTGATTTATCGTGTTTTTCAAAGCTCTCAACTGTGTTACAGAGCCCGAATCTGATACTTCTCGACCAATGCCACCAGCGATGCGCGTAATCGACGGTGCCTCAGAACGATCGAGAGCTGCAGGATAATATTTCTTTGTTATTGTAGCTGTGTAAGGATAGCTGCCCGTGAATACCTCGCCGATCTCGGCCCCACCAAAGGCTGTCGACGTAACTGAACTAAATGCGAGCCTTGTGGCATCCTTCACCATAAATTGATATATCAGGCCAGTATTTTTAACAGATTTGAGAGAGACCGTGGTGCCATCTGGGTCCTTGAATTCACTTATATATCCGTTACTGCCAGCGCGGCGATCAATATTAAGCTCGAATAAACTAACGTGGCCGGGCGAAGTTGCCCGAAGTGAACCAGTGAAAGATCCAGAGATATGAGGAGTATCATTATAATATGACACTTGATTATAAATGAAAAACTTTACCTCTGGGTAAGTCTTTAGTGTGTTAAAATATACATCGTTTTTCTTAAATTTGTAAAACGGCATTTTAGATCCCTACTATTATAAATAGTTTGATCCAATTTTTAAGAAACGAACGTTAATAATCCAGTCTAACTCTAAGCGTAAATTCTGTCGTAGGATCTTTCTTAAGTGGCTCGGACAACTTAGCAACTGCCAAAAGTTCGTTATCAGCAGAATAAAGACCAACCGCCGTAGCATAACTTACTGGCGAATCTGTAGAATTATTCTTAACCACCATTTTACTTGCACTCAAGTATGTTGGATTTGCAGAATAATTAAAATCGCCATGATTTGCTCTACAGAAATAAACTGTAGAATTTAATTCCGTTGTATTATTAAACTGAATATTATAAATTCTATGCCTTATGGCATCACAAGACGAACTAATCGCAGAACCTGTGAGCAATGCCTCGATTGAATCGCCGGCAGAATTCATTCCGCCAGAAATGTTTAAAACCGAACTACTAATTGGTGCAATTCCGCCATAATTGTCGGTGTCGGTAGGTCCACTAGAAGTAACTGCGCTTCCAAAGATAGAAGATGATACAATAACAATGCCGGCTTGATAATATATTAAGCCAGCTTTCATATATCCATTACCGTCGACATTGGATTCAGCTAAAGATATTTCAGCGCCGCTACTTGTAGCATACAGAATGCCAAACTCGCCGGCTGGTGAATTCACCTTAAACCCATCAGAGCCACTATAATCAGTAAGTTTGATTCTATAGCCACTAAACGGATCAAGATACGAAGAACTTACCCCCAGTTCCAACGCGAAGCTGCCTTTCTTAATCTCGTCCTTCTGTAAAAGTCTCGTAAAATTAAAAACGATGGCCTGCTGAATCTTAGCTCCACCAGTTAAGTCGCCGTCCTCATCGAACCTTCTCAAGTTACTGGATGCATCAAATCCAGCAAGCACCTGAGCCATCTCGTTATAAATGTTAATTTTCTTAGCATTTTGCGTATTGGAAGCGCCCGAAAGACTAGAAGTGTTTGCATACCCGAGAGTCAAATCCATTATGTGATTTGCAGAAGAACTTAAATAGGGATAATCGTATATTGATTGAAACATTCCATGAGAAAAGTTTTTGATATTGTTATCAATATACGTACCAGATATAATCGCTCCTGTTAACGGTATTGCTTCGTGCAATAAATTTCTTGTTGAAACTATGTCTTTTGGATTAATTGTCTTAAATGAATTTGCCATTATTTATATCCTTATGCGCTTAACTTAACAAACCTAAGCGGTATATCAACACTAAAACCCGTATTAACACCAGAAATCCGGACAGTAGAATCAATAAATTTATAGGGGTTTGAGGCAGGGTTTAGATCCGCGCCGGCGTCTTCGTCGGCGGCGGAGTTTGCAATCGTTGCGGCGCCGACTGTGCCGAGCTGATCAAACAAGAACTCACTGTTTCTCAATTCCAAGCTAGCACCGATTCGAAAAGTAATCTTAGTTCCTCGTGGGCCCAGTATGGGTGAGGGTTCGGTTGACCTCAAGTTACCCACAAAGCCGCGGCCGGCCGAGGATACAAAATAATAGTTAGCAATATTATCATCATCCAAGAAAGCATAACTTGCGGGAGCAATTTGTATGCCGACATCGTCACCTTCGGCTTCAGAATCAGCGGTCGGGTAAATTTGTCCTAATCGATTATCAATTTGAACAATGTACTGACTTTCAACTAATTGGGATTGAAGTGGTTCCTCTTTGGGTTTTTCATTAGTATTAAGTCCTTGATGAAGTTCAATCCTGCCGGGATCATCCGAGGGGATATACCCGTTTAATAATCCAGCACCCAAAACGGAGCCGAAGCCAGTTTCAACAGTACTTTTATCAACCGGTACCACAAAAGACCCATTCGCATTTAATTCAGATCCTTTGCCGGATTGTGTAAATAGTTTAATAACCGGCAGATATAGAAGATCATTATTATTAACAGTCAAAAGTCTAGACTTCATGCTAGACATATTGTTAGTGAATGCCTCCAATACTGGTGTCTGTAAAATACTCAAATCGTAATAAGCAGAACCACTGGCATGGTTCTTGTCGTATAAACCATAATCAATCTCGTCATCACCAAGTGCAAATTTATCAATTTTAAAACTTCCATCACCCTTGGCTAAGCGAAGCCTACCCGCATCCGTGAGGACTGCATCAAGTAGAATGTCGCCTGAATTATCTAAGAAACCCATCTTTTAAACCTCTTTCTGTATATAAATAGTAATAACAATTAGTTATATCCTATGGAATGATAACTCCATCATTTTTAAACGTCACGTTTAAATCAATTTTCCTTCCAGTCTTTTTACTGGTCACTCTAATTTTGAACTTTTTCTCCCAAATTGAATCTTCAATACTCGCCAATCCTAAAATTGCCGCGGTGGCGCCTGGGGGCTGGTCGATAGCCACAGAACCCAAATTGGCTGCCTGATCAGAATTGGGGTCGTACGTTGTTTGAGATGCTTGCGGACGAATAGCAAGGTACCTTCTGCCTTGTTTCTTATAATCTAGTTTCCGCGCATCAAAAGCAATCGGCTTGCTTATAAAATACATTTGTCCTCTATTGTCCACCATCTCGACTTCGAAAATATAAGTTGGATTAGAGATATTGTTGTGTACGTCAATTGCGCGGGCGCAATACCAATACTTTTTATTTGGCTGAATTGTGTCTATAAAAGAAGCCGCAGTAGAAGCTTTATCGGGGCCTATTTTTTCTTCAATTCGAGCAATTCGAAAACCTTTAAAACTTTGATAATTTGTTGGTTTACGATCAACTCTAAATATTTCATATTTTTTTACCGGGTCGTCGCTTCTATATTGCAAAAGTTTGCCTGCGGCAAGACTCAAATCTACAGCGGTGAGCTGGGCATCTGTAAACAGACCGACGTCGATGCCGTACTGAGAGTTGTACTCCTCTCTTATAAACGTTATGTCATCATCGTCCAATATAATTGGCTTCTCTAGTCTTTCGCCGGCAGTAGAATTTAACATAATTAACACTTTGTTATTGACGCCTACATAGGGAACAAATAATATATCAGGAGGGACAGGGGGTTTGTCAGTAATTGTGGTGGATATTGAACAATACGGAACTTCAACAGCTTTGGCAATGTTTAGTTTATTTTTGACTTTGACGGTGGCCCAAGGTGGCGAATTTGCCGTGCGGCCGCCTCCAGCCGGGATTGATGGAGTTGACGCAATGCTGGATCCGTGTTCTCCAGAACGAAACAAAAGTTTAAAAGTAACGCGGTCTTCATTGAAGATGTCATAATTTATTAAAATTTCACCGTTCGCGCGGGCGGCAGTGAGGGCGGTTAGCATGGCGCCGGATTTGTTACCGAGTGGCATGGGCTGGAAGCCCGGGCCCGGCGTAGTACTCCCTGGGTCATGCGGACGAATCTGAATCTGATATAGCCTTGGTGCGTCACTGTAGAGGAGCGCTGTGGTAAAAGCATCATTGATTTTGGTCATGAACTGAGCAATGGAATATTGCCCCTGATCCTGGAACTCGATCGGGCCGACTGAAAAAGTTTCTAGAGCAGGGACGCCCTCATCGTTTGGGTCGGCAAGGGATCCCGCCGGATCCATGAGCTCATATCTGTTCAGGTGGCTATACCACATCATCACCGCCGAGGCGCTATAATAGTTCCGTTCTTGAATATCTATATAGTAATAAATACTTGCCATACTAATTTCCTAGAGAATCCAACCAAGCAGGCGTTACTGCGCGTTGTGGCCGAGATTCCTTCAAGAAAAGGTCTTGGCGCCGATGATCCGGGGGGATAATTGTTTTAAAATCCAAATCGTATGTTAACAAAGTCGGTCTTCCTTTATAAATAATGCCATTTTTTATTCTTTTTGCCTGTTTTTTTGATGGAAGTACATTATAGCCCCTATTCATAGCAATTTTCCATAAAGATGAAGCCAGCTGTATAGGGTTTGGATCTTTTTTTCTACCGATGACTGCGCCATTTTTTATGGTTGTCGGGCTTATAATAATCGTTTCAAAATCCATTTCAGTTAAACAATGTTCAATGTTGCACCACTCGTATCTAAAAAAATGATCGCAACATATACTTCGCCGAGAGCAAGGGCCCTTTTCTAAATATTTTTCTAAAGAATCATTCCAATTAATATCAATTAATTGTCTAAGATCAAGCCCAAGTTGAGTAGCGGATACCATAATATTTTGCAATTCCATATATGATGTAACTTTTCCAGTAACAAGTATGTCAGTATCCCAAGATTTCCAGTTCTCCAGGGCGCCCCCGCAAATCCAAAACTTATATTTATCTACGCCTGGAATTTTGAAGAACTCTTCTTTCCATAAATTTAGCCGGTGCGCTTGCGGACGAAACCACGGTATATTAGTTCTTGCAGCTCCTTTTATATATTCAAATTCTTTTTCTTGCATTTTCTTATTTTCTTTTTACGAGGCGCCTCCGCCACCGCCTCCGCCACCGCCGCCGGTACCGCCGCCGGGGATCATCTCATTGTCTATTGCCTGCTGATGCTGTTCCTCTTGATCGTATCGGCTCTCATCCCACCACGTATTTGGATCGTCGTCGTCACCGGTGAAGCCCGCGTCGCCGAGCTGTGGGGAGGTGGCCGGCGGTGGTCCTGTTGGCGGCGGTGTGATCGCCGCTGGCCATGTTAACGCAGACCAATTAACGTGAGACGCAACAGCTCCACCGGCATACGAACCGGCCGCCTCGTGGATCCTAATAAACATATTCTGCAGTACGGCGGAAGTAAAACTGAGAGAATGTTGGCCTCCTGGCTGTCCGCGCCAGGGCCGGGTACCCTGATCCATTAATACATCATAATATTCCTGGGCCGAATGCTCACCACCAGCCCACTGCAGGCGCCACGGTGAGCCGCCAGTCTCTCCGGGCTGTCTTTGCTTAAATACGAAATTCCCTCGCAAATAAGTCTTATCACCTAGGTCGCGGAAGCCGGGGCCGAGGTTCGGGTTGGGTGGAGCAACGGTGAGCAACGCGTCGGAGCTGTCCCGATCACTGTCGGTGTAGTCTGGTCCTGCGCGCACGCCGTACTGCGCCTCAACGTAATCATCGAAATGCGTGTTAGGATCTGTAGGCCTATAAAACCCTAAAGAATTTGCTACCTGTTTGCCGCGGCCACCGATAAGTGTATTGTCGGCCTGAAGATCTCTATAACCATAACTATTTCCAAATACCATCCTTATTTGTTTAATATCATATCTATATTCTACACCATATTTAACCTGCGAATCGATATAAGTTATCGGCCTAGGTTCCCAATTCTCGCCGCGCGCACTAATATAAAACGTTTGCGATAGTGTGGTTCCGGTCGTCAACGGTTGAACGCTATATTTATCAATTTTATATAATATAGGCTCGCTATAACAATCTTCGTTTGCCAATATTTGTTCATAGGTTCTTGTGGGAAAGTGTATGTGGTTGGAACCTGCCTGGGTTCTGAGAGTTTCAAGAAAGGTATCGTCTGCAATGGCCAATCCTTCATTATAGTTTCTTAATAAAATAAAATTGTCGTCGCCAGTAGTTACATTATTGTTTATTCTGTTAATAAGAGGCGTTATAACTTGTGCCCGGGCCGTGGGGTTGCGGATATCTTCCATAAATTCCCTCCACGAAAAGGAAACTACCGAGGTTTCATTGACTCCCTGGCTGCTCTGCGCTAGGCTAGCGTTTTCCGAGTTTGTCGGCGTACGTACCGACTTTGCAAAATTAAGAGAGTCTTGGTCACCACCGCCAGTGAACGGCCCAGTGCCTTCAATTTTTTGAATTATATACATTTGGATTATGTCTAATATGGTAGCGGGGACGAAGGCAGGATCGAGATCTTGTTGACCAAGACCGAAAAGGACCAATAGATTTTTGAAGAAGGAGCCCCCTTCGAGATTTCGGTAGGCGTCTCGAAGCACGGTGAGCGCGCCGCCAGTAATATCGTCGTCGTTCACACCAATTGTTATCTTGTTATAAAATGGAAGATTTGATACCCCAGAGGTATCATCATCTCTTACTGCTAAATCGCTTAACATATCAAGATCAGAGCATAAAATTACCATATTTTTATATTTTGTGAGCATGCTGTTCACTAAGTCTTGCGACGATGCGGCGCCACCAATACCCTTACTATAAAGACTATAAAACTCAGCGGTAGTTGACTCATTATAGGAATTAACTCCTCCTTGAATATTGTTAAACCATTCGGGTTGCTGCGAGCCGCCGGCCTGGACCGCTGGGACGAACTCTTCCATGCCCATCGAGGTGACCTCGCCCTCGACGGCGGCGGACTGGCCGGCCGCATAGCTTGCCTGGGCTTGCGCGATCTGACGTCGTTGCTCCTCGGTGAGGCCTCCAACTCCAAGATCTTTAACAACAAACCACCCTAAGTTATTTTCTAATGTAATTTGATTATAGTAGTCTTGAGAATTATAAGTAGACCCAGTGTTTCGAAGTTCGGATTCTAAACAATAAAAATTCGTAATCAGTGAGTCTGATACATTTTTAATCGCGTCTTCGTATGGAGGAGTCGTATCTAAATAAAAGTTATAAACCGAATCAACACGGACATCCATGCCGCTTTTCTTTCGAATTTTTTCATCATTCGACGGCCTTAAATAACTATAAGTAAAGTCGTTAAAATAATCGTTATTGTTAAGGTGATTAAAAATTGGATCCCATTTCGTTCCGCCGTCGACGACGCCGAAGAAGCGACTGTCGGTGTTGTCTATACCATCTTTCAGAAACATCTTCCAGTATGGATCCCCTTGGTCTAGGCCTGGAAGTATTTGAATTTCTTTAAGTAATGTATCTAGAACAACCCCCGGGAGATCTGGATTGACAACGCCGGCCTTCCAGTATATATGGTTAGGGAGAATCAGATAATGAGATGTATAACTGTTATACCCACTACCGCCGCCACTGGTGCCTTGTGCGGATCCGCCAGGCAACTCAATCATTTCGAGGGGGAAACCCACGATCTGGCTATGGAACCCGGGTTCCAGGTCTCTAAAATTTAGGAGGCGCCCTTGATAGAAATACAAAGAATTTCCTGTTATTCCACGAAACCTGTCGGAAGTCCCCCAGGAATGTCTTAGCCACAGGTGAGATGAACCTTCGCTGTTTCCCAAAACCTCCGAGGGAGCAACGCTCTTCAAGTCAGAATTTATATACCGTGTCTTAACTTTAAAGTCTGGGTTTTGAGCGCTCATTAATAATCTGCTCCGCCACCACTGGGCATTGAGCCCCCACCGGGAGCGCCGCCGCCTCCAGGCACACTACCGCCACCAGTGGGAGTGCTACCGCCTCTGCCACCTTTGGTTACGCCACCTGGGCGCGCCGGAGTGGCTCGGCCCGGAAGGGGAGATATTGCATAAGACACATCGACCTCTGCTGTGGCGCCGCTTTCTATATTTAATGCTACATTTTTAGCTTGCTTTTTAGCACTTCCTAGTGAAGTCTCTAATAAAGTTTTATATGTTGGGGGATTAATCTTTTTTGTGGCAGGCGGCTTATCACCCAACACAAATAAACAATCATATTCTGGTAATGTATACTTATTCGGAATATCTACCATATTATTTATCAAAACAGTTCTGCACAATACGCGATCACCATTGGATTTAAGACTATCAATCTTCCCCTTATTTAGAGTCTTCCAGCGTGGCTCATTAATATTTACTTTTCCGTTTTGAGACTTAAATCCATCAAAATATTGAATTTTTGCTATTGAATTATAATTCATTGCATTTTCAAAATTGTTATTTTCAATCACTAATCCAGAATCAGCCTTTAAGGCTTGTGCGGCAAGTGATGGTGCTGTGTCGTCGTCGTCTATCACAACTTTTGATCTCTTAAAACCAACAGATAAAGAATCTGTCATAGTCTTGGCCACATCTGATTTGAGTATTTCCTCTTCACGCGATCTATCCGTTTTTATATTTAATTCAGAAGAACCACTAATGGCGGTTTTTTTATCCTCTATGTCTTTATTAAATGGTGAATTATTTGAGAAATAGGAAGTAGAGTCCAAATCAGCTTTTACAATCTTAACTCTGGGAATTTGAAGTAATTTACCAATTGACTTTTTAAGAGGTACAATAGAAACATCGGAATAATTCAATAAAGAATCCATTTCTGACGTGTAGACTTTATCTGATATGCTAGAGGGAGAATGCAAACCTATTTTACCAGGGCCTATATTGGATTTTAATATGCCATTTCCGGATTCTTGGGGAAAGTATTTTGTATCTGTTTCAACTACGTTACCTTTTACATGTACTCTTTTTGGACTAAGATATCCATACTTATTGACCCCCACGCTATCTGGATCCCCTACACCATATTTTTTTACCTCGGCAGCAATTCTTCTATCAAAGCCCGAAAGCGGTATGTTTGTAAAATTACCAGGATTTGGCTTGGATAACGACATATCCAGATAATCCATTCCTTCCTCGTCAGAACTATTTTTAACATATTTAGAAGAAAATGTGTGTTCTAATCCAATTATTCTTTTACCGGCTGCGGTGCTGCCACCCTTAGAAGTAACTTTAAAATTATCCTCAGCACCCCCCATGGTGGAACCCTTATACATTCTCATAAGATTTGTATTAAAATTGGTTATTATTTCTCTAACCTTTAGAATAGATTTCATATCTCCATTATCAGGATTTACCATAGCTAATAAATTTTTTCTCCATGTTATCTGGGAATATCTATTAAAGGGTTGTGATCCAAAAATAAAACGAACGGCCGTTAAATAATAATCTATAAGTCTTTGCCAGTCTTTACTTTCTTCTTTGATCGAAATTTTCTTGGCCTTCAAATAAATTTTAAAGTTGGCACCCTTTGCTGAACGTCCCCCAATTTCAATATTGTCTACAAATTTACTGTATCGCGATAATAAAGTTGTTAATGTGTCGGAAATCTCCGCTATAGCACTAGTTGAATAATCAATCATCTCTAAAAATATTGTATATTCGTGTGTTCCCATATTGTCACTTGAAATACTACCATCTGTAATTATCAAGCTCATTGCGGGCCCTGTTCTGGTACCGAGATCAGTTGCTTTAACACCGCCATCTCGCAACGTTGCTACAAGTTTATCTGTTGAAATACGGGTATTCGATCCACATACGCTTATTTTTCCCGGAGTTAGTTCGTTTGCTTTTACATTTGGCTCAATCCTGGTCCTGTAAACTCGTATATTTTCTATTTTCAAACAACTACCCAGAGAAGTATTATTAAGCATCAAATATCCCAACTTTGTATTTTGTCTAGCTAGCGTGATACGGTCTATGGTAAATAAAATATTTAAACTTTTTCTAGTTCTTGAATAGTGTGCATCAGATATCGCGCCAGATGTCTTAAATATTTTTTTAATTACTTCAGCATCTTTTTGACTTTTTCGAGACCCGTTAGTGGTATTATTAAATGGTAAATTTTCAGCAGCATTAAGAAATCTCATGTCTTGCATTTTCTGATTGGAAACACGAATTGGCACCAAAGATACCGGCACTGTGTCCGGAGTTTCTGTGGCAGTTACAACATCACCATTTATTACATTGGTAGGGCCCACCCAAATATCCCCTTTTTTGCCTTGACCTACAACGTCGGCATCAAGTTTATAAATAACACTCTCATTTGGGGTTTTCCCGCTTGATATAATTGTTTCAACAGCCGGTTTACCGATGAGCATACTAGCAATTGTACCATCGATGCCGGACTTGCTGTCTGATTTGGAATCAATAGCATAGGCCACAGCATATAAATAAAGATTGTTAACCTTGTCAGAGTCAAAATCTTTTGTAAATGTCAGAGATTTTTTTACAATACGGGAATTATCTGCAGCGACGCCTGGTTCATCAAAATCGCCTTCTTTGGCCTCTAGTTTTAAATACTCTTTTTGAACAGTCTTCTGGCCACGGGTTGGTGTTCGAATAAAATCTTTTGCAATCAATGCATTATTAAGCATTTTCTGAATTGGCTTCAAAGTGTAAGAACATGCCGTAAAGATTCTATAAGGAAGAATTTTGGCATCTGCTCGCTTCTGTATTGATAAGGTGATGTCTACTCTTTGTTTAGAAGCGGCGTCATCGGTTGGAAGAATCTGTACTTTTTCTATAAGAAGAAGTGGCAAACAGCCATTAAATAAATCTTTTGTTAGTTTCATTAACACGGGTCCTCATCTGGTTCGCTCACATACAAATCTCTATTCAGCTTAAACCTACTCAAGCCCATATCAGAAATTTTAGCTGCGTCGGCTATATCAAAAGGTATATCGTCATCTAAATATAAATCAAAATAGTATTCAACGTCTCCAATATTTGTTTCCATATTCCCGATTTTCTTGGGCGCCGCGAACGTGCCAGGATCTTCTTTAACAAAAGACATTTGTTTTAAAACACTCCTTTGCGTTGGTTGTCGAGCGTCATTCGCGGGAAACGCAGGATTAAGAGAAGCAGTAACACCAACATAATAAACCTCTACATCAAAATTTTCCTTTTGAAAAACAGTGTTTTCTTCTACTATCTCCAACACTAAATAATCTTCATATAAAGAAAGATATATATTTTCTCCAGCTGCACCTAAATAATCACTTATTGCAAATTCAGAAAAATCTCCCTTCTGAAAGAAAGTTTGATAATTTATGTCAATATCAAGCTGAGGGATTCTTTTTATAACACCATTATTTATATCAGCAAAGCTGCTGCTAGGATTTGTTACGATATATTCTTTAGAGCCAGAAATAGTATTCTTTAATGCGTTGATCGACCAGGATGCATTCTTGTCGCTCGTCATGTCGCCAGTACCAATTGGAAAAGACGAGAAATTAACTTTTTCGATAAAATATTGCTGTTGAAATGCTTCTGCATTTTCAGACGGCTCTGAATTAGAACTGGCTAATGCACCACTAACGCTATTTATAAATCGCTCTACGCGAGTTTCTGCGCCTGTTCTAGTTGGAACAATCTTCAAATTCGGTGTTTCATGCCTAATTCTACGATCGATATTGTTCTGGGCCTCTGCGGCCGCGCCTTTTATACCGGCATATTCCGAATTATACAAGATTTCATCATCAAAAAAAGCGTAATAAGCGGGATCCAACTTGCCCATAGACAATAAATATTTCCCATACTCAGTGAGCTGGACTTCTAACATCTCTTCTTTTTTATTAAAAAACTCTGCCATTTTTATTTCTTCTTCTTGGCGCGCTTATCAGCGCGTCTTTTGCGTCTTATTGCCTCTTTTCGCTGGTCTTCAGTAAGTCGCGGCGGCGGCGTACGTTTCAAGGTGCTGGCTTTCTTTCCAGAACGCTTTTGAGCTCGCTTTGTTTCACGTTGTGCTCGGCGTTGGGAGGCACGATCATCATCTACACGATCAGCCAACTTCTCGGCATTAGTGGGCTGTTTTGCGACTCTTGCTAATCGTTCTTCTTCCGTCCTCTTACGTCTTGCAGCATCCAAGAGCTCCTTTTCGCTAATCAGTTCTCCAGGTTTTCTGCCTTTATGAGAAACATCAAGAACATCTTGTCGAGGTCTTGTTCTCTCTGGCATATCTGCTGGGGCAGGAATAAATTCTCTTAAGTCCGGAATGACTGCTGGTTCGCGATCTTCTTCAGTTATAATATCCTCCGTTGCATATACTACCTGTTCTTTTATCTTAATTAGCTCAACAAATGAGAAATAATCATAGGGCCAGTTATACGAATATGGCGAGTCAATTGCTGGCTGAACAATCGGGAGACCTTTCCCAAGTTTCTTCTTCACAAGAACATTATAATCCTTTTCTGCTTTTCTCTTAACTTTAAACACCATCCACTGTAAATGCTCATCATTATCAAGCAATCTATCAACGAGACTTCGAATCTTGATTGTAGTTGTAGTCTTTTGGAACTTCGACTGTGAATCTGGTGGTAAGTTTTGCCAAATATTGATCAAATCATCTTGAGTCAAATTCATATTAAACTCAAATGCATAGAAAGCAACGGGGCTTACGTCCTCATTTATCAAGAAATCAAATGTCGGCGGGAAAATATACTTATTCAAAAGGGCTAATTGCGTGACATATTCTTGCGAATCTTTATCAACATCAAAGAATTTTCTTTCACCCTTAGATGTTCTAAACGGAATGCAAACAATTGCTTCCTCAAGTCTCTTAGACGAGGCAACTTGGCCGATTCGTTTCGCGGTTGTATTAAATCCTACAAGGTTTGCCAACGATTCAACTTTAATATCTCCATGCTTTGAAGAACTCATTTCGGTAGGCAGCTCGACAATATCTAAGGTAAGGCCGGCGGATGCTGTCGGTGGGCGACCATATTGATGCCACATACCACGAATTGGCATACCGGCGTAATAACCAGCAGCGCTGTTGCCGCCCCAGGAATACATAGATCCTGTATTAACCGGAGTAGTGGGTTTATCCAAGAAATTCATTATAGGAGTTTCAAATTTCGGTCGAATCATCCACCGAGCCTTCTGTGTATTCGTACCCTCTGGAACAACAAGATATTTTTCGAACAAATCAACGCTTGTATCTATTTGCGATTGTACAACACTTCGCTCTTCAACATCAAACTTTTCAATCGTCGGATCATTATAGCTATAATACTTAGGTCCCTCCCAAAACGATCTTTTATTATATTCAACTGTACAGTTACCTAAAATTTCATCCACTGTTACTTTGCCCGAATATGGTGCTTTAAAAATTATATTTGCCGATGCACGACCATAATAATAGGGAGGTAATACGTGTTCAAATGTTGGCCAGCGATTTGACTCGGAGGAAGTACCATAGCCAGTATCATGTGAATTGGTACCCGATAATACGAGAGGTACGCCGAATGCACTTGCGCGGCTATACATACAGAAAGAATTAGGAGTTTCTGCAAGGTTTGTGGATCCACCGATCTGGTCGGCAGTTCCAAGATTAACTCTTAGTCCATAATATTTACCTTTTTCTACTCTGCCAAATGAATCATCATCTTTCGATAGAAAAGTTGTTGCTTGGGGCCCGGGCTGGAAAAAATTATAGGTTTCACATAAGAAATTATCTATGGCTAACTTATAGAAGGGTTTTGCGGCGACACCGCTATACACTACATATGGTGGCGCCACGATCGCCGCCGACGAGCCGCCGGCGAGACCATTTACATAATAGGTACTAGAACTATACATGCCTGTATCAAAGATCCATCGACCGGGAATAGTTTTCTCCCCAAGATATTTTTCAGGATCTCTGAGCGCTTCGAACGGAAGTCTATGCATATAGTAACCTTCTGCACTTCCGGTTTCAGCTGAAGATCCGGAGCCAACTAAGTCTAACATAGGCATAAAACCTTTATTTGTATATAACTGGCTCGCAATATTCTGCCGAAGCGGGTCCCCCGCATTCCCATTGCCGACAAAAAAGAAGTTGCTAAAATAGCCATTGATGCCAGCTGATTCAGCGAAGCACCTTTTCGTCCCGCACGAATCCAATGCGGAACCACTATTTTCTGGTAAGATTGCCACACTCGACGTTAATGCGTACATACCCGACACCGAGTATTGGTCGGTGTAAGGTTTTGTTTGAAGCATCACGAAATTACTGACAGCAATTCCTGATTTTATTGTGTTATATAAAATTCCTGGCGCCATTAATGGTTCATACAAAATCCTATCTGCGATCGCATCAGTGGCATTGTGTGGTTCCCCTGGAACGTATGACGCACCAAAGTCGTGCTGTCTCCGTCCTAGTGACTTAGAAAGCAATGAGGCTAATTCCAACGTTCGCTCGGCCGGATAAAATCCCTTATAAGGCAAGAATTGAAGTACAGCATCACAGGTAAGTTCGAGGGAGTGTCTTCGTATTTTATTATCTGCTGCATTTGCTTGATCCGCCAAATCATCGTCGACAATCTTAAAATATTTCATAAAGTCTGTTGTTGAATACACTTTATAGAAATCTGGCGATATCGTGCCTCTATCGTTGGAGGCTGTGGGTGCAGTGCCACTGAGCGACGCGCCGGTTAAACTAAGCACATTATCAAATTTGGCCAAGAAATCCCCGCCGTATATATTAAAATATGTTTCTATATGTTCGCTGATCCTAAATTCAGGAATGATGGACATATCTTTACCAATTAAACGAATAGTTTTTGCATAATCTTCGTATGGTTGATATGGGTTAACTCCTGCCTGGTCTGGTGCTTCCCACTCTGGACCAGTAATAATCACATATGATTCAGTATCCGTGGAATCGTCTGGGTGGGATCCCGATCCCATACGTAACGGCATCACATAACTTGGCCCGGGCCGAAGAGTGCCTGCATCATCATTCCCGTATCTTGCATAGGTATTCAAAAGCTCACCCATGGTAGATCCAGTATTTGCATATGACTCACCAAGTGCATTTGGGGGCACCGATCGAGTACCATATTTGCCATCAAGTGGCCACATACTTGCGCTTGGATCGATACGACCCATCGAAGAAGTTGTGCCATTATAGCCGCTGAGGATTGCACCAGTTACATCAAGTTGCGTCGAACGGAATTGACGAACATCATTCCATATGGTTCGAATATCGTAATTTTCTCTCGTTCGAACCTTAGATTGATAGACATTCTCGGCTGCTGGATATATCTTTTGACCAAATCGGATGACTGTACTCAAATTAGATTCGAGCGTAAAATCAGCAAGTGTGTTATATGCATTCCCATCATCTGCAGATTTTCTTTCTCCGAGATTCAAACGATTATTGAGACCTTGATTGGTAAAGTAATCCAAGTTATTCTGATAAGATACGTTTAATATGATATTGTTCACAACGTTTGGATCTTCATCATTATCCTCAAATGCAAAGGTAATGGGCAGTGCATTCGATGCAATTGGCATTTCTTTATAATTCACGAACTTATTTGACCTCAATCCTTGAATTGTGCCATTGCCGCCTCTAATAACAGGAGGAGGCACCAAAGCACCAATCAGATTATTTTTTCTTAACCATCGAGAGACAGGATGTTGTCCTGTTCGAACTTGCTTGAAAGTAGGATATCCGTACGGACCGTTGCGATGACACATCAAAACGTTAAACATATGCGCAGAAGCCAGCCGAGGGTCCATGTTATTAGAATCGGCAAAGGCGCCGCTGGGGATCATAAAGACATTAATAAAGCCTTCTGCATTTGTTGGGGAACCAGATACATTTAAATATCTATTTGCATATTGAAATTTATTTTTCGGCGGGGCGAGCTTGAGATCAGATGTATCCAGCCAATCCCAACATAAGGGTGTAAAATCATATGGATTGTGCATTTCGTTAGAATCACCTATCCATTTCATTCCCTGAAGGGGGTAGCCCAGAGTATTTTCCATTGACATCGATGGCTCCGCTCCCAGATATGCGGAGGGGTTTTCATCATCTATTGGCCATTCACAAACAGGATCCTTAATGAGAGCTTGCAGTACACCAAAATTTCCAGCCATCATATTTCCAGGATTTCTGAATACGATACTATCATAAATATTAGTCGGTAAGCTAAATGGAAACATCATCCCCGGAGGTTTGTTGGTCCATGACATGGTCAAATCCGAAGCAGCAACAAGGCTTGACGTACAAATAATCTCTAAAGTTGAAGCACTATAACAAGTTGGATAAGAAAGTGGTGCGAGGAAGAGAGCGGCTCTCTTTCCACTATAAGCCGGGCTGTTCCGGAATGCTGGATGGCCAGTGCCTCCACCAAGTCTTCCTTCGGCCAATGTTGTTCCGCGGGCAATGATCTGACCTTGGGCTAGGCCTTTCCACATAGAAGCTGTAACCCAGGTATATTGAGACATATTTTGAGGAATCTGATGTTGTATATACAAATTGTCGTATACCGAACTCGTGAGCGTGTTAATTTTGGGGCCCCCAAGATAGGTCTGTGCGGCGCTGCCACTTTTTATTATTTTCCTGGAATTTCTATTTACTTTATGAAATGATGGAGTTTCACAATACCCCAGATCACGATCGACTCGAGTAAAGCCTGATGCTAACGAATAATTGTGATTATCGTGCTGGTTCCTATGCACCGGTTCGGTTATTATGCCATACGTGGCATCAGATCCATATTTTCCGCATCGCAATGCCGAAAGCTGATTCAATCCTCTTTGTTCATTTAAGTGATCCCTTGTATTAATTGAAGCAGTAATAGTTCCGTCGATCGATGAAGACGCAAGGCCTCGGATCACGCCGCCGGTCCAAATGGCATCGCCTGGGCCTTCCCAGTGCGATCGCATTGAGAAAAGCTTATCGCGCCAAACACCACCGAAATCAATTACTGACCGATTTCTATATGGCAAAGCATTGTAGACCGACATCTCTTCGTGGGCCGGGTCCATATAACCCCTGCTTTGCACTTCCGGGCCACCTGGAGCGCCGAACCGGGTGACGATGATGCTCTTATTTGAGTTGGGGCCTGTTCTGTCCGGCAAAGCGTAATCTAAAGTGCCGCCGGGGAACTGAGTACCGGGATTGGAGAAGTGTCGACCGTAGAAGGATCCGTAATTGCCGCCGGCAGCTTGCCAGGATGGACCAACTGCGCCATATGGAGGGGAACGTAAGATCGACGCAGTGGCATCGAAGTTATACGTATATCCATAAGTTCCACCAGCTTCGTCAAATAGGTAACCATCGGGCCCGGAGTCGCCCGGGTAATGACCGTCACCAAGTTTATACCACAAGAAAAGAGACCCTATAGCTGGTGAAGTAATCCTTAAATTAAGCCTTGTGCCGTTATTATAAACTTCGGCGGCCTCTGCAGCAGACAATTCTTTTGTCCAAAAAGCAAAGTCGACTATATTGCCACCCCAAACATTCCACGGGGCTGAGCCATAACTGGCTCCGATCGTAAGCTGATATGTGGTCGCGGCCTCGGAGATGTAATCCGGATTATTTAACTCTTGAGTGACTGTAGAATCCAGCACGCCATCAATATACACTTTCATATAGTCTGCCGTATTTGAACCACCGGGATCGCCGCCGGCAAAAGTCAAAGTAATATGATACCATTGATTCAAACTTAAAGTGCTACTTTCAACCCGACCATCTGCGGCGCCGTCTATAACAAATCGAAGCTTATTACTCACCATCTGTGCGTAACGATCGATAGCGCCAATATTAAAAAGCATCCCAGTGGAACTATCACCATAATTTGTCAAATATGCCCAGGCCGAAACACTAAATGCTTTAGCATCACTTCCAGCTCCGCCGGCCACATAATTCCAACCGTTGGCGCTGCCAGTAACGTTTGTAAAGGTGCGGATAAAAGTATTACCGGCAACACTGGGATCTCCATCCCACTGCAACGAGCGACCACGTGGTGGGTCCAAGGGTAGCCGACCCCTAATACTGAGGGTTTCCGGGTGAATAGCAAATTTAAATGACTCATCCCTAAAGAATGGATCATTCTTACTTCGGGCCGCAGATTGAACAATTTGATAATTCTTCTGGTAGTTACCGATAGAACCATGAGCCAATACACCATCAAGTCTGATTTCCGTAGAAGCTGTTGTCATTAAGATGTTCTGAATATTAACCGGTCGTTTTGTGCCTTCGTTGCGAAGACGATGCGCAGTTGGAATATTACTGTCGTGACCGCGGGCGAGAGTGGCATCATAGTTTGCCGGGGTGATGGCGAAGGAAGACTTAAATGTGTCTCCTCCAGATGACGTTACATCTTTAAACTTTAGCTGCCACGCTTCTGGGCGACGCTTTGACGTATCCCACGAAAGGCCGCCCTTGCTGGCCGGCTGCCAAGCATGTCCGGGTATTGATGCAGTAAAATCTCCACCTCCCATAACAAGTTTGTCGGCCGATGTCAGAGTGGCGATACCGCCCCTGGCCCCATCGCCGGAATAGAATTCATCACTTCCTGAGCCGTGTAGGAAATTGCCGACGGGGGACATATCGTATATGACACAGGTTGAGCCGCTAACTTCATCAATATAGTTGTCTTCAGAATCATGGCAACCACCGTGGGCGGCAGAACCAGTGCCCATACCCATACGCCACCAACCAGCTAATTCAGAAACTCTGGAATGGGAATATAAATCATATGGGCCCACATTATAGGCGCGCACTTCATCAATCTCACCTGCACTGCGATGATACAGTTCTTTAATTTCATCTTCGGTCAAGCAAGTTTTCCACAATGTAAACTCTGCCATACTGGCAGTACCAAACGTTTGATTGATACTTGAAGGGCCGCTGTTTGTCCAGCTGGCGTGTTGGTCGCCACCAATGGCAGCTTTCTGATCTGCAGCTACCGGGGTTCCGATCGGGGTTTGCGCTGCGGTCGCAACAGTACCTGTGGCATTAACATAGACTACTGGGACATCTCCCAATGCCGAGCAGCTATATGCTATGGCAACATGATACCAAGTGTCTGTTGCGGGCGCGCCGCCGGCGAAGGGCGTGGCAGCTTCAGCGTGAATTGGTCGGCCGCTCCAAGAACGACTTAAAGCAACATTTCCATTTGATAAAAATACAGCTATTTGATAGCCGCTATCTCCAAATCTAAACCACGTTCTATCCTGTGAAAGATCGTTAAACCTAACCCAGCCGGCGTATGTCGCACCGGTAATTGCAGTCCACGCTGAACTATTGTCAATTACGAACCTAGGCGCTTTGCTTGCATCGAATGAACCTGAAAAACTAACATACTTTGTTTGTTTATAATCTCTAACTGCCGCGGCGCGCCGGATCCAAGGTTGATTAAACTCAATATGTCGATGAGAGCGTCCACCAACAAACTTTTCGGCAAATGGGCCCTGCATCGGTATATCATTATCGTAAACAAGATCGTGATGTAAATTTGTAATCATCACTCCGGAAGCATAATTTTTAATCACCTCCTGATTGAAGCCGCTCACGACAGAAGAAGAATATAAACTAAATGGAACTAATAAATTACCATCATTTTTATTTTCACTATCATTATTTTTATTAATATCTGGATCTACATCAAATCCAAGCCTTTGTGAGACTGCTGGGAATATATCATCAGATGTGCCCTGCAACTTTTCAACACCAGAGCCGGAAGCAAGGATAATATTTTCTGGCGCTCTTTCGCCTTGTGATGTTTTTCCATAAGGAGTCGTGGCATTATATATAAAATCAACCTTCTTGTTTTCATTGAACCCGACGCTACCGAGAATTGAATTTCCGCCGGCAGAAAATCTGTAAACAGATCCCTTGGCACGATGCTTTGTAACCCGAATGTTTGCACGAATGATCTGTTTATCTTCATTAACTGCTGCGGCGCTTTGAGAAAGTACCGGACTGTCAGCTTCGGCTTCATATTTCCAATATTCTTTATTTACTGTTTGGTCTAATTCCTCGTTCTCATCAAGGCCTGGCGTGCTCCATTTCCAGCCCGCTTGCCCGGAGCCGGCCAGATCAGAATCCCCTGTTTGTCGATTTGTATTTTTATTGGGTGTTTCAAATCCACTTCCGGGTGTGTTAGTGGCCGCCATAATAGTCGATTCTGTATCAGTTTCAGAACCAACCGCGACTGCCTCGATATCATTAAGTTGTTTTTTAACATTCTGGAATTTGCTTTGGTATTTGCTTCTTTCGAGAACGTGGCTTTCTATAACTGTTCTTACATTCTCGGCAAAATCAGCAGAGGCAGGAACAAGTTGTTGCAGCATTATTGTTAAGGTGGAGTCGAACCATTTATAAAATTCATAAAATTTTTCAAAATCAATCTCACTATTGCTCACTCTTTCAAAAAATCTTTGTCTTAATATCTTAAGTCCTTTATATTCGGGTCGATATCGATTTACTGGAGCACCGATTAGAGTATTAATATCTTTTAAGGTAGCGAAATAGTTGATCATTTCGGTTGAAACTGCTTGCGCCATGCTCTTTTCAAAAGCAAAGAAATAGTTTATTGGCCGAGAATCTCTTGTAAAGACGTTTTGTTCTTGCGCATTAAGAACTGTAACCATTTCACTAGATTGAACATTTTCTGGTAACTGAAGTTTTGAAGATACAACAAAGTCTTTATCAACTACCGTACTTGAAGAAGTCAAAAAATCATAGCCTTTTCCGCTATATTGTCTGTTTAAGTAATTCCCAAGCCAACCAAAGCGCGCTGCCGCGGTGGTTGCAGATCCAGAAGATCGATCTTTGACAGTAAACTGTCCAGATGCATCGGAACCAGTATTCTGTGAGAATTCCCAATTTAATGCTAGAGTATCAAATTTTAATATATCACCATATGACCCAGAGAAATCGAATGGGTAAGCATAAGCACGTGGTTTTAAAGAGCCGTAATTTTCTGTATCATATGCATGACCCAAGAGTGTCTCGTCCTCTACATAATCAAACCAATATCTACATGCGTTAACTTTAACATCTGTAGAGTTAAGAATCGTGCCCGTGAAGTTTGTCCTGTGTGTTCCAAGATATACTCTCTTACTGCCCGTTATAAATCCAGCTGGTGTCTTTTTTAAACTATCTGATTCGGTTGCTGCTAAGCCGCTCAAATTAAACTCATTACGTACGACGCCAGCGTCTATTTGTATTCCGTGGAGTTCTACGGTATAATTTCCGCAACAAGCGCCGCCAAGGACGCCGAACTCGCCACCCGGCTTCGTACCGGCATACGGGTAGTTTTCTGGCTTAATTCGAACAGCTAAATTCCAGTGGCTATCTTCATAAGTATCTTGGTATAAATCAGATACCAAATATGGTACATAACCCCCCTCAGTACCAGTCAACACAAAGCGTACATTGGTGGAATCTATCTCATCTCTTACAGCAAATACTTGATAATTGGCAGCATCGGCAGTATCATCCCATTGTGGAACAGATTCTTCAGAAACAACCCCATGAACACCAAATAACGAAGAACTTATTGTATTTGTGTCAAAATAAAAGGAAGCATTCGCATCTGGCTTCTTGGGGAAGCTTATGTCCGCCTCAAATGTTTGAGCATAGCCATCGGCCAATTTAGAATTAGCAGGAAAATATCCTGTAGTATCTGTTGTATCTGAAGCATCCTGCTGTTGATACACCACCGCGTTACTATTATCTGCTGTATTAAAATTAACAAATTTATCCACTATCGATACTATGTTACGACGATTATCTCTCGCCTCATACTCAATACCGCCGGCATACATATTCAGTTTTACTAATTCATCATCGATGCCGAAACATCTAATCATATTTCGAAAAGCTTTTTCGGTTCCTTTCGTTTTATAGATATAAACTAAATTATTATAAATGTTTTGATATATCGTATTTTTTACATCATGCAGAGATTTCTCAAATACTCTATTTTCGCTTCTATCAGCCAATTTTTCCAACACATCTGCATCTATAAAAATTTCTGGTGCAAAGAGGCCGGCCGAGGAAAGAAGTTTTTCAGCAAACGGCAATGGCTTATTGCTTCCTGTGTTGTAAGTTATATCTTTAAGGTTTGCCAACGATTCAATCTGTAATTGAAGCGTATCAAAATAGCTTGACATAATTTGTGTCAAATATTTGAGTTGTTTTTGTCCTTTATCGCCCGAATCTTCTTCTGTAATCCAAGCCGGAATAGAGTTATATATTGATGCATTATTATTTACATCATATTCAGAGCCAGTTATCTGCAAATCGGCAGCTAAAGTTTCCACCGATGGATGAAATTTATAAATAATTGGATCTTTAAATTCTTTTATTGCGGCACTAGAAGAAACGATTGCCGAACCAGTATTTCTTGAGTCGCTCGAATATCCTGTCCAAGCTCCATTGGTGATGCGGCCGGAATAATCAAGTACGACCGAATCCGTGGATGATACTCCGGTAATTCCTTCGTTAAACTTATAATAAACACCCAATTTAGTATTAATATTTTCGGTAGTGGTAATGCCGGGAGTTGGGTCATCATTTGTTCCGCCGCCAACTTGGGTAAACCAATGACGGCCGATCTCTTTAGCCGTCCTCTCTGTCTTCCAATATCTAAACTCATCGATAGAGCCCGAGAGCTTGCCTGCGCCTGCAGCAGCGGGATTGACGCTTCTATGATTTGGGGTTATTAAGGCGCCCATATAAGCTCTGAGGGCACCTGTCACCTCATTCATCCCCGCAGCCGTGGCTGATGGATCTCCATCGGCTGCTATAGTTCCGCTGAGGCATTCATTGTTCAGTGTGCCATCGACATAAAATCTAGATGTAATTCCAGCAGAAGCTGATTTAAATGTGAAGGCATAATGATGCCAATTATCGTCGGCGACGTCGGATGTTGTAAATGTGCTGGCCACAATAGACGAACTTACAAAACCCGTCGTACCAGACACAAGGGTAACCCTAAATGGATCAGCGCCTGCCTCGTTGGCAGCGCCCGTTAACTCGATACGAAAACGACCGTATTGGGCCGACGAAGAGGCCTCGCCATTCCAAAGATCAAATATTACTTCCTTCTGTGTCTTAGAGGCATCAAACGCGTCTTTCCTAAGCCAGAATTCAACCGAAATTCCATTATCTTTCAGATCGAACTTTAAATTGTTTTCACGATTTTTATCTGTGTCGTAATAGTTTGACCCAGTAAACTGAATTGAGTAAGGCGACATCCCGTGGAGGTTGGCGTGGGGCCCCCCCTTCAAGTAAATGTATTCTAAATCTGCCGGTAATCCATAACCAGTATCTCCCGAGCCGCTACTAACAGTTCCCCAGCCGGCCGGGGAAAACAGCGCATACCCATTGGTGCGAGGATACCTATTATTAAAAATATGTAAATCTAAATAAGTTGATTCATTTTCCCATTTGATTTTTTCTCTAAGAGAACCATCATATGGATAATCTTCATAAATTCTTTTTAAAGATTGCTCGTAATATTCTGTCGCAGAGCCATAACGAACAAAACTCTCTGGGCGAGTAAAGTCAACCCGGGGGATAAACCTCTCTTCGCGAACTATGTCTTCTTCGTGATATCCAACCGATTCAACTTCTGCTGCTATTTCTTCAGCAGATTTGTTGGATAACGCGCGAATAGTTGATGCTTTGTTAAAATAATCTTTAAAGCTCATACCCTAATTATTCTTCAACTCTAAATTTGAACGTTTGTCCCTGCTCCTGCCAGTCGCCTATGCTATCATTGTAATAGGACAATTTAATCTCATACATATATCCAGACTCTAACATAGATAAATCCAGATCAAAATAATTACCGTCCTTGTCATAAGACAAATAAGTACTAAAATCAGAACCTGTCCCATACGGAATGGCATTCCAGTTGTCTATTACACGGCGGACCGAATAAGAAGCACTATGAATTACATCAGTTGGATTAGTACTATTTGAAACTGTATAGATCGTCGGACTCCAGTTTCTATCACGAACAAAAAATCTAAATCTTGCTTTTTCGCTTGTTGAATACTTCCTCTTAAGATTTGTTAAGCTTGTAAGTTTTGTGAAAGTTGGTGCTGCTTCATATGTTGGCATCTTTTCGGGGTAAATTGATCCTGTAAAGTACTCTACATCCGTAGTCCCGCTGTGCCACACATCGAAAAGAGCTTCAAATGGAGTTGCCGCGGCCGTGATGGCCATGGAAGCAGAATAGATACCGGTCTTAACCCAGCCACCAGTAACATCGGTGTCTGCTGCAGCAACAGTGCCGCCGCCCGCCGACATCTTCATCTTTGAACCAGTTGGCGCCGAGGAACCAGAGTATAAGGAAACAAGAATCTCGCCGCCAGCAACGTTTGGAATGTCAACAAGACGCCCGCGTATATAATTGTAAAGATATAAAGTATTTAAATTATCTTCCGCGGGCGCCAATGAACTAGAATAAAAGAAATTTTCTCTATCATCTTGTATACGCGAATCCCAACGCGCCTCGATGAACGGACGTTTAAAGAAGAACTCCGAGGACCGAGCGAAGAACTTTTTTGTATAATATGATTCTGTTGCGCCGGCTGTGTTGTGTATAATACTTCCCGTATCAGCTCCAGTAGAAGCAGAATAATAAGCTTCCTGGCTGGCTGTTAGTCTAAAACCTATGCCGTGATTATCAAACTTACCACCCGAATCCCCTAAGATCCAATTTTCCACAAGATCTGTTACATTTACCTCTACATCTTCGTAGCCGCCCGGAAAGGTGATCTCATAATTTTGATCCGTTAAATAATCGCCGCCGATAGAGGTCCATGCTGCGGTACTGCTAGCAGACATCCAACTAGCATAGCCAAGATCTTGGTATTCATCCATATCGAGGCCCGTTCCCTCTGTCCAAGACTGAGAAATAGGTGCCACAACCAAAGTAAAGTCTTGGGGAAGCGTAAATGGATGCTCGGCATTAAACATTTTAAGATAAAATGATACGCTTCCGCTAGCACCAATAGTACCGGCCGTCCTATCGGCTGAAATTGAAGATATAGGAAATTTTATGAGCGCTCTAGAAAGCTCTTGAGACTGACCAACTGAAGCTGAAGTTTGGCCATAAATTGAAAAAATTTCTAGGGAATCTGCGTACCCCATATTTGAGCCGCTGGCTCTTGTTGATAAATCAGCCTCAAATGCATTAACTATAGTTGTATCCAGACTGGCTGTATACCTTGCGATGCTCATTATTTGACAGTTCCTTGTATATCAACATTTGGAAATTTGAGTTCAAATATAATTCTATTGGAGGCCAAAACCCTGGTTCCATCCATGGAAACAGAAGAACGTAAATCATAATTGCTATTAGAATACAAGCCGCCGATTTTATCTACAATCTGTACGTCGTATACATCCATAATTCCTTTAACTTTTTGTAGTTCACGATAAATATCCGAGATTTGAATGGATTCTCCGATATCAAATTGTCTTTTAGAATAAAATTTAGCAAGTCTTTTATTGGCTCTGCTTATAACAGTGTATCTGTTGGCATTTGAATCTAAAGAAATACTATAACGAATTCCAAAATTAACAATTTCTGCATCAAGAATATCAACAGTATCATTAATCATCTTATATTGCATAATCCAACTTTTAATATTACTTTTTAATGTTGAGTTCGCTGAAGTTAGTTTACCATTAACATCTTTTGAAATAATATATAAATTTAAATTTCTTTTAAACTCATCAAAATCTCTTACTATCTGCGCTCGGTGGATGGCGCCAAATTTGGCCGGCATTCCATATATAATTGCCTGATAATCTTGAGCCGTAACAGCTCTATTTTGTGCTGCAAAATATGACATAGTTCTTTGCTTAATTTCTTCAGATGAAGGAAGCGCTAAATTACCAACAAATGCCTGCTCGTTTGTAACCTCCAGTGAAGTTGTTACACTTGCCCTCGTTGAAGATTGTAATTCCGCTTGTCGTGAAAACTTGAAAAGAGGGGTTTTTATTGTCGTGACGGTATTAACCGCCGCGTTGATGTCTCTGCCGGTATTAATTCGATATGACACTCTTAGCTTTGTATTGGCTGGGGCAATTCCAAATTTATCTGTACTTATTAATTTTGTTGGATCAAAATCTAAATCAGTAATATAATTTTTGCCATTTAAGTCGAGCACCAACTCTGTCGGATCTAAAACAGAATTTGTTAATAACTCAGAATCAGATCCATATCCAAATTGTAAAAAGGACTCGTTACCTAAATTTTCTAATACAAACCTTCTTGGAACAGGCACAGCTTTAAGTATATTTGGCACCGTTGAACTATTAGAATCTGAATTTCTAAGAGCTTTATAAATTACGTTTTGCGATAAATTATCAACTTGAACATATTCGTGACCTTCTGAATCCATAATACTCAATATGGCTGTAACATTAGCATTAGAAAGGGACAATTTCAAAAATCTCTGAAATTCTCCCACTTCAAACTCTTGTACAACAGCTCTACCAGATACAGCTCTGCCTAACGCGCGTATAACAAATGACTGAGCCTCTCCAGTGTCTGAATCAGCCTCTGCAACAACAACCTGGTTAGTCCCTACAGAAAAATCTATACTATCAAGTAAAGTGTAGGATCCACCGCCCACAGAACTAAAGGTTGAGCCGGCCCTAAGTGTGGGAGCAAAATCTAAGTCTGGGCCCCCGCCAACCGAAGTGACCGGTATTTTAATATAAAAAGTCAAAATTCCGAACGAGGAAGGGCTAGCCGGCAGGCGAAATCCAAATTGACGTGAATGCCTCGCAACGTTATCATATTGAATTGCGGAATCTAAAAAACTTTCATTTGCTTGGTAGTCTAAATAAAATGATAAAATATCGCCTACGTAAGCTACCGTATCGAGCATTAATGACCCAAAAGATGCCTCACTAAAATCTTGATAAGTATCCGGATAATATCTTTTAGCGTACGTCTCTAAGTCGCGCCTAATAGAATCAAAATCTCGACTTGTATAATTTATGGCTTGTTGTTTCTTTGGCATTAAAGTGGTCCCAATAATAATTAGTTATCAAATTCAATTTGAAGCAAAGTGCTTGTTTGAAGCGGCACAATTGTAAAATGTATTGACACTGATATGGTGTGTGGAAAAAAGTCCGGTTCATTTTCTGGCACGCTAAAATCGATTTTATTAAGCTGAATGAAACTCATATAGCGCTTTGTCTGCGAGTGTATTCTATCATTTATTTCTGCATATACCGTCGATCCATTTAATTCAAATAAATACCTCTTAAGCCCAACTCCAAAATCAGGATTCATCATCTTTTCCCCGGGACTTGTTAGTAAAAGCATTTTAAAATTTTGTCTAGCTAGCTCAACATAATTTTTTATAAGCCCATACGGCCCATTAACATTATCTTCTTTAAGTGGTAATCTAACTGCTATTCCTGATGCCATAATTCTATTTCCTTTTTATAATTAGCACTCGCCAGACTCTGGTGGCACATAATTAGGATTCGAGGGACTAAGGGTGGTGGCCACTGGATCAGGGCAGGCGCTGGATCCAGGTGGATTAAGACCATCATCAGCCGGCGGCGACATTGGCGGTACATCGTCTCTCAAATCATTAAGATCATCCTCCACTTCTTTCATAAGTAGTGATAATAGCAAATATATTATACCAAACACAAACGGAGGTGCCATAAACATTCCCGGTAATGTGCCGAGGAAATCAACACCTTTTATATTAATTTTTGGATAAAGAATTCCATCTTCCAGGGCCTTGTGCCAACCGGGCGGAGTTGGAGATACATCTTCAAGACCTTCTTTCATTCCTATTGTAATCATACATAAGAGGAAGGAAAGAATACCCTCGCCGGTGATGGCTGGTGCAATTGCCGGGAGTGTTGCGTCTTCTTCAATCGGCTCGCCTTCGGGATCATTAGCAGGAGGCTGCCCGCGGCGAGGGTGTGGTATAGGCTCACGCAACGCGATGACCGGAGGAGCTGCGTCGATAACTTTAGCAAGCTCATTAAAGGCCGCGCCGGAAACATCTTTAACTATCTTAGATATTGCAACGTGCGGATCTATTATTTCAGATACCCCCTTAAAAATTTTAATTGGTGTTTGTATAAGCATTTTTAATATAAAGTCCAATGCTGAGAATCCTAAATCAAGAAGAGGATCTTCTGGATCTATTGCTCCCAAGCGCTTTGCTCCCGCAGGATCCGGAACAGGGCTGCTAAAATTATTTTCGTCACGTACACTATCTTTAAATATTTGAAGACAACGATACTTGGGCGCCCTGAAACGATCGTCTATCTCGGAGAAATGAGCATTTGTAAGATAGAAATTATACATTATAGGAATAAGCATAATCAATTCTTTGTTAAACGTCTTCCCAAAAAGTTCTTGATACACGGGATCTGTACTAATTTGACTAATTTCGCTCCCACGAATTTTTGATGAATTATAATATAGCATATCCTCTGCGAAGGCTGGGTCTGTAGTCTGTTTATCCCCCAATGATACTAGAGTACCGAGATCTGCTATAACAACCCTACGTAGACCCAACGAATCGTGGCGTTGGGATGGATGAAGCTCGTCGCTGTAATCTCTATAAAATAAGTCTTCGCCCGGCTGGTCGTGTTCGGTGCCGGGTAAATAATATACTATACGATGTCTTATGCCTAGGCCAAAAAAGCTAATTCCGGACGACGAGTCTCGATCGTCGCTGCTCAGCAAATCCCGGGCAGTATGGGCTTCGTTGGTACTCCAGTGCACCATCGCGGCACCCTCAATACCTAAAGCGTGATTAAACAAACTAATTTCTAATCCATTGTTGGCGCCGGCGAGTGGCGCCCAGGACACGCCGGCGGCCGATCGAGGCTCGCCGCCTGTCGCGAAGGTGACCCACGCAGAATCCCAAACAACCACTCTTTCCAAGACGAGCTTCCCGAAAGTGGCCTGCTGTGCCCAATCACCCTGAATCCGCTCTCGGAGCAGGACTGTCTTCCAGCTGTTGTTGGTGATGGCGGGTTGATGCATCACAATATTGTGTTGGCCATCCTCTATATATAATTCAGGAGTAAGGTCTCCGAACCACATAGGCTGTACTGTAAGAATGTTTTCTAAAAAGATTTTATCAACCGACTTTGAAGGAGTCATTGCGCTCGACCTTTTCATGGCATTAGACACAGATTTTTTTGAATCAGACATTCGTAATTTAGTGACATATTCAATAATTGCAGGAAAATCACTAATACTAAATCCATCAAAAGAATCTTCAAAATTGAAATCCTGCATATTTGTTGTGGGTGTGGCCACTGGGAAAACCATATTTCCCGCCCTATCTTCAAAGCCGCCTTTAGAAACAATTGATGGTCTCTTGGCCTTCTTGCTAAAATATTGAACCATCTGGTGCCCTATAACTGGTTCTGTTTGCAAGAATGCCGTCATTTGATCGCGAACTGTTACTGCTAGTAAATCTGTTATCATCTGGGATGCCATAATATCTTCTACTTTGAATGCCGAGAGAACAAATATATTTTTGATCAAGAATTGGGCTATATGAATTTGAGTCAATAACAAGAAAAGCCCGTATCGAATAACATCCCTTATCTTACCCCCCATTGGATTTAAATCTTCTTTGTCCTCATCATAACAAAGTGCGTCCAACATTTCATCTTTTAGTATTGCCAAAATACCATCTATATCTAAGAAATCGGCCACGTTATCTGGTATACAATTCCTATTGTCATGGAAAAAGTTCACTGCATTTAATCTTTCCATATCAAAGATACCGTTTGCTTCGATATAATCAAAAGCTGATTCGACCATCCCAGCAAAAGCTGCAGGAAACAATATGCCGACGATCTCCTTCTTGATTTCCTCGGGGGTGGCCGAAATACCTGTGACGGTGGGCGCATCAAAATCCTGGAGAGTAATGCGTTCCCAGGCGTCGCCGACAAAGTCGTGGGGATGTGGCCCGGGGCCCGGGTCGAACCTAAGATTTTCTGCCAGCGCTGCAGCGAAAATATCAACATATTGATTTATGTCCACGATCGTCGGATTATAATTCCCACCCTGGCCAGTGCCGCTGGTATCAGGAGCAGAAAAGCTAAACGCACTTATATTGCCAGCGCCCGGAATTAAATCTGAACTAAGGTTAACTTGAATTCTGCCCCGATCGGTGCCGTAGCTGGCACCGGTGTGGGGCTCGTATTTAATTTTTACCATTTCAGTGCTGTCGCTGCCCGGGGCCCGCAACTCATAACCCGGGATTGCATAGCTACCCGAGGTGCCATCAGGAAGTGTGTACGTCACGTTGTTCGACCGCGGCGGATTGAAGGGCGCCCACCTGGGTCGAGTTTGTGATCGACCAAATCTAAATTTAAGCTCCAGCTTGTCGAAGGAGTCATTCTGGTAGCTGAAACTCGCTTTAGAACTAAATTTGTTCGCCCTCGAGATTTCGAAAGTATATACGCTGAAGCTGGTGCTTAAGGCGCCTCGGTCTGGGGTACCCATATAATTCGTAAACTCATTCTTATATTTCCTGGGGAACTGAAAGGTTTTTGTTGCTGTTACTGGTGGTGCGGCGGAATCGTCGGGGTCGCCGCTCATACGGCCGAGCATATCCTCAAGATCGCCTATTGCTGATAAAAATTCTGGATCCGATAGAAGTTCATCAAGGATGGTAATAATCATATTCAAGACACCTTGTACGGCACCTACTTCGACTCCAAAGGCCTGTGTCAGGTCAATATTACACGTCTCCTGGAGGTTGCTAGTATCCATGAGTGGGATCTCAGCAAAGGCTTCTTTGATTTTCGTTAAAACGGCCTTTGTGGCGTCAGTCGGGGGCTTGCGCACTTCGGAATAGGGATCCTCATCGCCGTCGCGGACAGCCGCCAGCGCGTCCATGATTTTTTTCATAGCCGGATCTATATTTCCATCCGCATCCTTGTTCGTAACAATTGTCGGCTCTTTAAGAATCTGAGTGACCGAACTAATAGAATTGGTAAACTCCATTTCAACCACTCTTACAATTGTATTTATCAAATCTGGTATTGTATCGCTGACCAAAGGATTTTTGATAAAACCCGGGCGCAAAGGACAATCTAAATTAATCTTTGGCTGATCAAGTTTGATACCATCTGCTATATTACTCAAGATATCAGCTATAGCATCTGGAGCTTTTACCTCCAATAAACAAAGATTATCATGATTCAAATGGACTAAGTCGCTGGCTATCTTATTACAAAAATCTGAAAAATCAACAAAGCGCGATAGATTCGCAAAAAATCCCATCACCGCTCCATAATTATTAAGAGTATTTCTAATATGCACATCTCCATATGCTGCATTAAAGTCCAATATTTTTTCCATCGTATCATACGAAACTTCATCACGATCCGTAAACAAAAAGCAAATTTCCATTGAACTTAGTATTGCCGATAAATCTCTGAAATATTTCATGACGTCGTCAAAAGTCATGTTATCTCTTTCAAACAATTGATCCAATGCGGACGGATTAGAAATATTTGGAAGATTCGCAGCATCGTCGGTTAGATTGTCTTGGACCAAGTCTGCAAGATCATTTTCACCGAAGTCTGAGGCAAAGGGATTAGCTAATTCACACAAATCCTTCAGTAGCTCGGCGAGGCCCTTAACAATTTCCATAACCATTTCCTGGAGACTGTCGAGCATAATTTTTAATATCTCTTTCCACATATCTCCATCAATAGTAAAAGTCTTAAAAATCTTTTTAATATCGATCGGTGGTATTTTGACGGCCGAGTCCGGGTGATCAGGGACTTCATACGGCTGGATATTTATCTGCATCCCCGGCGACGGAAGATTGCGTTGACCAACTGTCTGCATCGCATTTGCGGCGGCCTGGGCAATTCTGGCCATCGAGGGCGCCATCCCCAAAGTGGCACAGATCATAGCTTCTTTGGCTATTTCGTCGATTCCAAGAGATCTCAATAATAAAGCTGCTTTTTTATTCTTTTTACCGCCCGGGATGTCGCCATTTAAAACGGCTGCTATCCCTTTTGCAACGTTTTGCCCTGTCTTGAGTGCTTTTGCTTTGTTGGCTTCAAAAACCTTTTTAAAAATTTCTGGATTTTGTCTTACTTGCTGTCTTAGTTTCTTCATCTCGGCCGGAGACATAGATTCAACAAAACCTTTTTCTAGAGCCTGTGTATCCTTAAGGTCGACTAACCCCATCTCTACCGCTTGCTTAAGGAATGCATTTTTTACCGGTGGGGCTGGTGCTGGTAACTCATCCAGCGTAAAATCCGCCGGTAATCCAAAATCTCCAGAGGAATCAGTTATAAACTCTGTAAACGAAAACGGAGGGCCATTGGGATCAATGGCAGCTAGACGCATACGTTGAAGTAGATATTCATAGTTTTTAAGGGTGGAGAGAGTCAGTGGGTCTTGAAATTCTTTGTTATATTTGACATTTGTCATATAACCGGTCTTTAAAACATTTTCTTCGGGGCCCTCTTCGTTTACAACATAAGTAATCCGACCAATGGCAGTTTCCGACGGGAGCGGTGGAGGACCAGGACGTCTTTTTTTACCAAAATATATAGTAATTGAGTCAGCATCTCCAAATTCCGTAAATTTAGAACGGCCGGTGTAGCCTTTGACACCAATATCAGTCAGTTCTTCTACAATAGATTTTAAAATTGTCACATTAAGAATGAACATCATGCTTTTCTGGATTGCATTAAAATCAATAGGTAGGGGGAACAACCCCCCAAATCCTGCTATTTCTGATTGGAAAGATGATAAACCATCGTTCATAAGGTTATTATTTTCCATCAACCCACCGATTACTATTGTTGTTTGATCATTTGGATTAGTTATCTTTTGATCCTGATTAAAAAGAGACAAGGCCGAATCCCAACTGGGCATTCTGTTTGCCAATTCCAATAGTTCTCTTATTTCCAGAGGTGACCGAGTAGTAAAAGTTAGTGTGTCGCCCGGGGCCGGTACCGTCATTACTTGAATTTTTGCATAAATTCTAGCTGTGAAAGCTAGCAGAGATCTTTTCTTCAGAGTGCGAACATCACAAGGCAGCAAATCATATGTAAAGGATGAAATGCTTCCCAAAACCATATGTTTATTCTGTGATTTTAAATAAGGGTCATGTGGTACATAGTATATTAAGCTGCCAGCTTCTAGAGACTCTTTAAACATTCTCTTTATGTCGGTGAAGGCATCATCCAAAATTGCAATGCCTGACGTGTAACTCGCGTCCTGTAAGTACGGATAAAATTCAGGATAATAATGTAGAATAAAGCGATTTACTAGCTTGTTTGTAACCCCGTTAACTTTGCCAAGAAAATCTTGAGGATCTGCAAACTCATCATAAGTTATTTTTACTTTTATTGTCTCGTCGTGAGGATTATAAAATGGAATATTCCGCTTTTTAGACCGAAACCCGGTTTTATTAGCAACGTGACCGCTTAAAAAATAATCAGATGGGCTAGACATTATCGTTGTCCATTAGTTAGTACTATTGTAAATACTTAATATATTTCTGGTGGGGCCGGGGCTCAGTTGGTGTTTATGCCCGGGCTCACCTTCATCATCCACATGTCCATGATTCCCAACGCCGCCGCCGCTTTCACCAAATTCGGCGCCGCCGGGAGAGCTCAAATATTCAAATATCAGCTGATTGAGGGCCAGTTGGGTGGTACGGGCTCCTACATCAACATTGCAGACATTATTAATCAAGGTGTTTATCCCTGTGGGAATGTTGTTTCGGAAATCTGGAGCAGTCATATTACCAAAAAATGGAGCCAAATGATCATGCGTTATTAAGGCAGTCTGAAACTTTCTGGTTTCTGACACATACGTTGTGAATGTCGACGCCAGCTGCTGAATAAGCTGGATCAAAACGGTTAACAGCTCCACAAGGTTATCGCCCTTTACTAGGGGCTGCTGGCCCCCAGCACCATTCATTGCCATTAAATCAATGCCATATGAACCCTTAATCATATTTGTTAATATTCCTCCCTGAGAATTCATTATATCTGTTCTTGTTACTAATTTAATGTTTTCACGTCCGACAATTCTTACAGCATCTGCTTTAAGTACGGCAGCAGAACGAGGCTCCTCGTCGCTTGTATTTCCCACATTCCCTGGCATTATTCGGAAATACCCATCAGGATCAGCTCTTTGACTAAGATATAGGCGCGCGGCGTCAAGAACAAAATCATTATCCACAATTCTAATAGTGCCACTCCTTTTTCTTCGTTTGCGTGCGAGATACCCTTTGCGGCCGGCGACGATATCCACTGCACCACAATGTGTAGCGCCTTGGGCCCCAAAACCAGAAGTCTCGTCGCCGTTTCGATCCAATCCTAAGGTTATAAAAGCATTTCCTTTCTGGTGAACCTGTTCCCAAGGCAACTTATTAAATTCAGGCACATCAAAATTGCGTCGTTCGCCTATGCCAAAGCCGAGCCAAATTAACTTTTCATCAGCCGGGAGCGCGTCGTAGACAGCCTTATCTCGATCTGACATCAGCTGTGTATCGATTAGTTTATTATTTCTTTTTCCGCCCATTCTTTATTTATACCTTCCTCATGACGTCACCTCATCCATGCCGCTCTCACTGAGCGGCGCGTGATCCATCCGCGAGGATGGTGTGGATCTATGTATCCCTTATTAACGGAGGCGGTGTACGTTGCTCTCTCGGCTCTCTCGGCATTAGTCTTACCGGTGTACCCGATCACATAGTCGTCTTTCTTTCCAATGGCACTCGGATAAAAAACAATGAAATACCAGTCTACCTCTTCCCAGTTACTGCTAGGTCTCTGCGCCTTATTCTTTTTAAAATATTTCAGTACCTGATCTAGCTGAAAGTCTGGCCCCTTCTTCAGTAACTCATCGGTGGTGATCCCGAAGGCCCGGGCTGTGGATGGCATCCACTGAATCAACCCTGTCGCATTTGTATTATTATTTATGGCATAAGGGTCAAATGTGCCGCCTTCTTTCAAGAAAATCTTTTCTAGGGTCTTTACTCGCATTCTCATTTCCCTCGTTACAGATTTGATTTTACTTTGATGTTTGGCTTTCAAAGCTACTTGATGTGTTTTATTAAGAATAGCATTTGATCTCACGCCGGTATGATTATGCCTAAGCTTCAAAGTATAATTATTCTCTTCAAATATTTGTTTTCGAATGCCAGATTTCGCGGCGAGAGCGGCTGCGCGGGCGGCGGCGCGCGAGGCTTCCCTGCGAGCGGCGCGAGTACCAGTAGCAGGCCGGTCAACTACGGCGTCGACCGTAACAGGCGTCTTATTTTTAAACAGAGACCTCTTGTTAGATTTATCTTTCCATTGAATGGGAACCGCGCCAGGATAAAAATTAACTATGGTTGATTGCTTTTTATCGTCGAGTTCAACGATGGTTCCAACTGAAAATGGTTCTTTGTCTCGGAGACTTTCATGAGCAAGAATCTCCGGATAAGTATATATAATAGGATCGTTTGGGCCACACGGAAATGGCTTTGCATCTCCTCTCATAAAAACCTTATATACATTGATAGATGGTTCAGTGTCAATAGGAAGTTTAAAATTGCTTTGTGGGTTCATCAGATTTCTTGTGATTGCTTTCATATTCAAGGCTTGCCCTCTTTTCACATAGGCAGCCGTATTTGAAGGATAAACATTAATAACAACACCTTCGTAAACAAACCCGTCTTTTGGCGTTCTCAGCGCGTGTAAGGCAGTGCGCAGTTGTGTTGTAGTATTATCACGTCGAGGGTCGACTGCCGGAACCAAGTTTTCATCTTCTATGGGCCTGTGTTCAAAGAAGTCTTCCAATGGAAGGCCGCCGGCGGTGCGAAATGTTTCAGTCATCGATCGGGGTCCCTTCGTTTAGAAGATCAAATAATTGTTCTTTATCATCGGGTGACAATCCAAATTGCTGTGATTTCTGTTTTTGAAGAAGCGCGCCCAACTTAACCATTTGTTCGTTTGAGCGCTGCAAATTTTCTACATATTTTGCCGCAATTGGTCCGAGTTCCTTGCGGGCTGAATCAGATAACTTCATATCACTGATTGCATCCATTAAAAGAGACTTAGCCATAGCTCGGTCTTCACGAATATTAGTGGTCGCCTCTTCTATATAATCATCTAAATTTAAATTTCGCCGTTTTCCCATTTGTTTTTAAATACCTTATATCTTTTTCTTAATTTATTTAAGTTATTAACAACCTGTTTTGTGTTGAGTCCAGTAATCTCTCGTAGATATAAGTAAATAGCTTTTTTATTAAAAATTTCAATTGTATCGGCTGAATCTAGTAAAATGCGGACTGCCATAAGAACTTTTTTTTCATTTTCTTTAAGCATGAAAGAATTCCAGGTATCAATCTCCCCATTTAACGATTCCCAAAATTCTAAATCAGTTCTTTTTTGTTCATAAGTTGGTTCTGCTGATATCAAATCTTCTTCAAGCTGATTAAGCATATCTTCCATAAACACTTCTGTTGCATTACGCTTTTGGGTTCTTTTCACCTTGTGAATAAACCAATTTTTTGTAACAACAGAAAAATATGAAAAGGCCTTTGAGCCTTTATTGGGATCGTATTTGTTTAATATAGTGGTAAGCCACACCTTGCAGTCGTCTTTTAAATAATCAATATTTGGAAGGGTTGTAAATCGATAAGTATAAATTATTTTATCAACCATTTGATCAAAGGCGGGCTGTATATATTCAATATATAAATGTGTTCTTAAACCTAGATCGTTGGTAGCGGCATATTTTACAATTGCATCTTCGTGTACTTGTGTAAAATAATAATTTTTAGTGCGTGCTCGTCGCTTCTTCTTCAGTGGCATTAAGTTCTTCCTCTATTTCTTCATCTAATGTGTATTCAAATACGTCTCTAAAATTTTCTACTTCTTCAATAACTTCTTTTATTTTGAATACAAGTTCCTGGATCATCGGTTCACCGTGATATGTATCCATACTATATAAAGAACGCGCAAATACTTGAAAAGATCTTGTTGTAAGATACAGATCGGAGATCGTTTCCGATATAAAAAGAAATTTTCTTAATAATCTAATTACATACCAAAATAACAATAGGTTAAGAATGATTGACGCCGATATTATAATATACAGTGTCATCTATTTTTGTCCAATTCATCCTTTTGTTGGCTCAATTCTTGACGCGCGTCTTGGATAAATTCTTCAGTTATTTGACCAACTTTTGTTTTATTCGATATATTTTTATTTGTCGTAGTAAACGACGTTAATACTTTAACCAACACATCAGACTTGGCACATTCGGGACATTCTGTAATTGTTTCGTCAGATAAATGTGAAATTACTGATAGTTCATCGCACTCTTTACATCGGTATACATATCTAGGCACGTTTAGTCTTGTCTTCTAATGCAGACAATCGCTTGTCAATATCATTAAGGTGTTTCTCTAAATCTCGTGCCTGATCACGGAAAGCTTTACGAAGTAAATTGTCAACTATTTCAACAATTCTTGCTTCACTTGCTACTTTTTTTTGATTTGTCATTTTTCTCTCCTTTCCTTATTCTTCTTCTATAGTAAATGATGGCGCCACGCCGGCAAGTGAAACCACCGGAGGATTATTAACAATTAATTCTCCATTCTTGGTTCCCCATCGCTTTGCGGTTGGCGCCTTCTCAAAATTCATTTCAGCCAATAACGGGAGAATATCACTTTGCTCCATTAATGACTTCTGGAGAGCCATCATAAGGGCCCCCATTGCTTGATTTGATAATTTCATTTTAATTTCTCCTTTTTAATTTTCTTGTTTAAAACAACTATTAATTCCTTCCCCTATAGTGGTAGCAGCCACCCAGCCTAATTTCTTCAAACCATTTATATCTGCACAGGTACTCAAGACTTCTCCGGGGCGGCGTGGAATATAGTTAAATTTTATGTTATGATGCTTCTGAACAATATCTTTAATTTCATTTAAAGATATATTTTCGCCGGTACCCACATCATAGTGCTGGCCATTAAAATCTTTACTATAGTTCATAGCAAATATATTAGCCGAGACCACATCACTTACATGGACCATATCTCTTCTTTGTTCTCCATCGCCCGTGATAAAGGGTTTGTCGCCTTCTGTCAGAGCTCTTCGCCAATTTGCTATAGCTGTGGCGTAGGGTCCGTCTGCCTTTTGATCTTCTGAATAAACATTAAAATATCTTAAGCAAACAGTATCCAGACCGTAAACACTTGAATATATACCGCACTCTTTTTCGGTAATTAGCTTCTGAAGGGCATACGGATTTGTTGGACCATCGCCGTTACCCACAATAGAGGATGAAGATGAATATATCACCCTTTTAACAGATTTACATTTTCTAGCAAAATTTAACACAATACTACCGGCCAATACATTGTTACGCATAGTTTCAACTGGTTTTTCCAGACATAAACCAATTCTCGGCCAACACGCCAAATGAAAAATATACTCGGGTTGAAAGTTCTGGTAATACGGATGAAATGTGCCGTCGCCGGTTTCCTCTAAAAAACGACAGATATCATGCGGTATCGGGCTAGCAAGATCGATTCCCACAACCTCGTGCCCCAGATTTTCCAACTCTCTAAAAAGTTTTGATCCTATATACCCTTTATGACCTGTAACCAAGCACCTAGCCATTTATTGCCTCCACTTGATGTAATATCCACGCATAGGTCTTTTCCATTCCTACGCGCAACAGCTGTTCGTAATCCCAACCGAGTTTTTCACGAATGAGCGCATTGTCTGAATTGCGTCCCCGAACTCCAATTGGTGTGGGGAATCCATATTTAGTCTTAAATCTTTCCCCATCAATATTATCAATTGTAAGACTCTTACCAGAAATGTCAATTGCCATCTCAGCAAATTTATTGATCGCGATCATCTCCTCGGAGCCAATATTTACCGGGCCTTCAAAAGTGGGATGGTCCATAAGGCGTCTGGTAGCCTCTATACACTCGTCAATATAGAGGAAGGACCTCGTCTGTAGGCCATCCCCCCAAACCTCAACAGCGTCGCCCTCAGAGGCCACAGCGACCTTCCTACAGAATGCTGCGGGAGCTTTCTCGCGACCGCCGTCCCAGGTGCCCTCGGGCCCAAAGATGTTGTGATATCGTGCAACACGAACTGTGAGATCATAATTTCTTGCAAAAGCGAACCATAATCGCTCACTAAACAGCTTTTCCCAACCATATTCTGAGTCTGGCTGAGCTGGATATGCAGAATCTTCCGTACAATTGGGGTTATCTGGATCCATCTGATTGTGTTGGGGGTACATACAAGCCGACGATGAGTAAAAGATCCGATTGACCCCCTTTTTTACGCACTGTTCAGCAATATTGAGGTTTATCATCGCCGAATTATGCATAATATCAGCATCATTTTCGCCGGTAAACACAAATCCGGCGCCCCCCATGTCGGCCGCAAATTGATAAATTTCATCTAAATCTTCAGTTACAACTTGGTCACAGACAGCTGGATCTCGCAAATCGCCAATAATGAATTCATCAGCAACCTCTCGGGCTTCAAAAAATTCGTGTTTCTTCCGATCGACGCCTCGAACCCAATGGCCCTCTGCTTTTAGCCTTTTTATCATAGCGCCGCCAATAAATCCGCCGGCGCCACAGACCAAAATTCTTTTCACTCTTTCTCCTTTCTGTAGAAGATTATTGATTCAGCCATTTCAAGATCATCATAATTATCAATATCTATTGAATCAATTTTAGGCATCTCGATAAATGCTACTTTATCACCTATTAAGTTGTTTCTCTTATAAAAAGAATCTTTGGTCGTTATATAAAAAGCTCCGTTTTCAACAAACCAATCTTCTATATCCTGTGTCCTCTTTTTATTAGACAAATCAAAATTTAATGGAGTTCCGTCCTGTCTCCAATAAAACTCTACAGTTTTATTGGCTGATATAACCGTATCATACACGCCTTTTTTAAATTTATTAAATCCTTCCTTTAAATAAAAAGATTTTAAAAGCGGAGATGTTGCTTGTACCAATGCAAAAATACCAACTTTATGATTTTCTAAAAAGTGTTCTATAACTGAATTTGTTGTAGAATCATCTTCTGCTAACTTCATAGGACGATGAACAATCTTTACATCTTTATATTTGTCGCAAACTTTTTTAATATTGGGGCAATCTGTGCTTACGTATACATTTTTTGTAACTTTTAAGCTTTCTTCTATTGAGTATTCAATCAAAGGGCGACCAGCTAGTTCAACTATATTTTTATTTGGTATTCTTTTAGAGCCGCCGCGGGCAGGTATTAAAATTGCAAATTCTTTCATAATTCAAAATGAAGTCTCTTGTTTATTATTTTGTCGATATCAATATCTGATAAAATATCTGCTATCTTTGTGCCGGCATGACCGTTGCCATAGAGAGTTTCTTCAATATTATATTTTTTATCTTGAACATCCAAAATAGCATCGATGATAAGCTGTTTTTCACAGCGGACATCTATAATATTTTGTGTACGCTCGCGGCCTTCCTGGCGGCGCCCTACGTTAATAACCGGTGTCCCAAAAGCATGCGCTTCGCGGATTCCACTACTAGAGTTGCCTATTAAGCAGCTGCTATACTTAAGCAAATTCAAATAGGAATCAAACGGTATATTTTTATATTTATTGACCAAAATAGAATTCTTGCCATGAATTGTCCCAAAACTTCTTATTTCGCGGAGAATTTCGTCTGCACCTGCGTCGGGATTGGGATAAATGAGAATTGTTTGGGTGCCGATTTCCTGCAATGCCTCCAAAACAGTTTTCATATCGGGGCCCGATTGGGCGTAATCAGTTGTGACTGGGTGTTGTATTAAAATAAAATACGGGCTGCTTAAGTCCAAATTTGAATATTTAAGGCCTTCTAAGGTTTTAATATTTTCTTTTCCAACAAATTTAGTCTTTTTGATAAAATCTATGGCGGGACATCCTACATTATATATATTATCAGGATTCTCACCTAAATATTCGATTCTTTTTGCACTCAAAGAAGTAGAAGGAAAATGAATATGAGACAATTTTGTAATACAATGCCTCAGCACTTCATCAATTGTTCCGCTTAGTTCACCGCCCTGAACGTGTGCAACAGGAATATTTGATATGCTAGCTGCAATAGCAACAGAAAATATTTCATAACGATCGCCTACAATTAATACTAAGTCTGGGTTGAGATGCTCCAGAGAGCCGGTGAGCTCAATAACTGCCAAACCGATTGATTTGGCCATACAATAGGGTGTATTTCCATCAATATTCGTGGTCAACTTTAAATCAACCGGAAAACCGTCCCCTTCAATTTGATCTACAGTTTTGCCAAAGCTGTCGAGCATATGCGCGCCGAAAACAACCAATTGCAGTTTTAAGTCTTTTTGTTTCTTAATGCCACTTAAAATACTTTTTAATTTTGTATAATCAGATCTATAGCCGGTTACGACACATACTTTTCTCATAATTAAAACCTATTACAATCAATTCTTTCCAGCCTGTATCTATCGATTTCTCTACCGGATTCACTGTTACTAAACATAAACGCATGATGCACATTTAAATCCGATAAAATCATAACTGTATCAGAATTAAAAGTTTTATCTGTTCCATAAGGATAACAAAAACTTTTTACGTCGAGTTTCAAAAATTTACTCAAGAATGAAAAAGAACTCCCTATTTCTTCTCTTTGTTCAGCCACAGGCAATCTAGATAAAACTTTATGACTTACCGTATGGGCACCAACGATGTTGCCTTCCTTTTCAATCTCACTTAATTCATCCGTAGTTAGATATAATTTATCATAGATTTCGTGTTCTATTAAATATTTTTTAGCTAGAAAGTCCAGTATCGGCTTTTTATGCTCATACTTTAGAGAATAGTTCATCAACTTCTTAAATTTTAAAACCTTCTCATCATTTGTTTGATTATTATATAGTTCCCCTTCGAACTGTGCAGTTCTTCCCGTCTCTAGCATTGAAGAATCTATATTATCTGATACTTCTTTATACAAACTATTAGAATCGCATTTCGATACCAAAAAATGAATTCTGTGAACATCTAATAATTCTTTATGATCATTCTGGTAGTGTCCTGTGGGAATATAGAAGAGCCCATAGAGGCCGCGATCTTTTAGGATGGGCAACACTATATCATAATGTTCTTTAAATCCGTCATCAAATGTAAGAATAACCCCAGATTTTGAAATGCCAGTTTCCACAGATTCTAAAAACTCTTCTTTCTTCAGAAATCCCCACTCTTTTTCAAAGAAATTAAGTTGTTCTATAAATTTATCGACATCCAAATATCTAAACTCAGGATATTGTTTATCAAAGTAGCGAACATAATGATACATTATCGTTTTCATTTCGTTTTCAGAATTTCAAGTACGTAGCTATCATAGACTTGAGATAATCCATTCATATATTTGAGTACGCCATCTTGATTTCTTATCATCCAAGAGCGCGCCGGATCTTCTTTCGGAGCCAAAAAACAATCTGGAAAAAACTTTTCTTCCTTTTCCACAGCAAAATTATTTGCTTCTAGTATCTTATAAAAGGTTTTGATGGAATGTAAACTCCAGCCGTTTTTAAATTCATTAAAATATTTGTTATTTCTATACCGTACCCTGACATCAATATCGTACTCATTAAAAATGTTTAATACCAGCGCCCTTCCGAATTGCTTTAGATGACTCGAGATCTTTTTTACTATTATTTCTGGATCATCCAAATATTCAATCACACCAGATATTACAACAAAATCATATTTTTTATCGCTCTCGTATTGTTCTACACTTGATAATTCAAAATCAACACCAACACTCTCTTTTGCCATTTTTATTAAGTCATCTGAATGATCGACCCCAACAAAAGACACATTCTCGGTATTTTTATTCAAAAAATGTATTAATTCACCACGCGCGCAACCAAGGTCGAGGAGGTTGTATTTTTGCTCTGGGCGTGTGTTCCTTTTCAGCCAATCTAAAATTCTTTTAAACTGGTCTTTGGGTTTGTCTGTATAGTCTTCATTTTTATAAATATAATCAACGTGACTCATTAATATCATCCCAACTCAGTTGGCGATCGTTAACTATATCTTTCGCAGCCAGTCGCCCCAGTATGCCATTATATTCCTTGGCAAGAATTTGTCCGGTGCCCGGGCGCTTTACCCATATATTTTTTTTAGAGAAGACTTCTCCAGCTTTGATATTTTTAATCGCAACAACTGACGCATATGCAAAATCAATAGTTGGTTTTTCCTCGCTAAGTACGTCTTTGGTGCCCCCAAGAGCCGCATGAATAGCCGAAGAACCATTGATCAGTTCTTTTAACTCCGAAGGATCTATAGATATTTCAATATCGGGGCCGGCCCACGTTTTATCAGAGGTAAAATGCTTTTCTAGTATTGACGCGCCGAGGGGTACTGCACCGAAGCAAGTATAATTTCCTATAGAATGATCACTTAGCCCCAAAACGGCATCAGGGAAAGATTCCTTCATTTGAGAGAGAGCGCCTAATCGAACTTTATCATATGGAGTTGGGTATAAAGACGTACAGTGTAAAAGAGCATATTGAATATTGTGCTTCCTTAATATATCTACAGCAGCCTGAATTGATTTAATATTATTCATACCAGTGCTTAAGATAATTGGCTTTCCAAAAGATGCTACGTGCTCAATTAGCGGATAATTATTACATTCGCCGGAACCAATCTTATATGCTTTAACGTTCATACTTTCGAGTCTATCTGCAGCCGCTCTAGAAAAAGGAGTAGAGAGATATATCATACCCAAGTCGTCTACAATTTGTTTGAGGGACCGTTCTTCATCTTCATTCAACAAACATCTTTTCATAATCTCATAAATTGATTTATCACTATTACTCGGAATGGTCTTCTGCGCATCTTTCGTCATTTCATCTTCTAAAATATGACATTGAAATTTAACACATTCTGCGCCTGCTCGTTGGGCGTCATAAACCATTTGAAGAGCTTTTGTAAAGCTTCCTTCATGGTTAATGCCAATTTCTGCAATTATAAATGGCTTAGTTTTATGACTAATTTTTCTATTGCCGATTAAAATTTCCGGCATATGTTTGTACCTTTCATAAAAAATAATTTATCGACGGTGATCGACTAAACCAAAGGTAGAATCATCGTCTTCAAAATATAGATCCCGAAAAGACTGTTTTTCGGCCTCGCACATACGACTATGAAAATCTTCAATTAATTCCACATTTGCTTCATATAAAACTTTATAAAATGTTTCATCATCCATTTCAGTAAAATTTATTGTTAGAAGATCAGGATTTTTTGAGATTTCAAAAAATTCATCGTGATCTTTTAATAAGCCTTTTTCTAGTGCATAGTAATAAAGAGGAGACCCTGGATATGGAGTTACGGGCCTTAATAGTCTCTCGTCGTTGCCTCCATATTTTTTCAATATTTCAACAGTCTTTTTAACTGATTCGGCTGTTTCGCCAATATTACCAAACATACAAGGAAGCTGTACTTCCATTCCAGCATTAAATGTGGCTTGAATTCCCGTCTCGATCATTTCACTAGTAGTTTTTTTATTCATCAATTCTAAAACTTTTGTATCTCCAGATTCAAGACCATATAATATTCTATTACAGCCGCCGGCTGCCATAGCATTAGCTACTTCTTGATTTACTATATTGAGTCTTCCGGTAGTTTCCCACGAAATTCTTGCAAGGCCGCCACTATCCATTGCCTCAACCATTTGATTGGAAAAACTAATCACGTGTTTTTTGCTCGTCATAAAGAGTTCATCAGACATATTGAAATGACGGATGCCGTATTTTTCATTCAAAAAATTCAGTTCTTCTATAATATCTTCAAATGGACGATATCGGAATCCTTCCTCTAGACGATAACAAAAGTTACACCGAAAAGGACAGCCTCTACTAGAAAGAATATTAAACGACTTTACGCCCTTATGATATCCTCGATGTTCGTACCATATATATTTTTCAATTGGAAAAAGATGATATGCTGGTGTGGGTATCGTTGTGATGTCAGGAACTGGTTCTCTTAAATCGGAAACATACATATCTTCGCCATCTCTAAAGGATACAGACGGAATATTTTCTACTGATTCACCAAGCGATAATGCGTTAACTAGATTTAAAAGTGAATTCTCTGCTTCACCGGCAACGCCGTAATCGGCGCCAGTTTTAGATAAATAGAAAGCAGGCAGCGGGGTGTAGCCATTCCCCCCTAATATAATTTTTGAATCAGGAGAAACCGAACGACACACTTCTATATGCTCAATAACTGAGTGGATATAATTTGTGAGGTATCCGATTCCTATATAATCGAAGTGTTTCTTATCACGCAAAAATCTTTCAAGATCTTTGGGGGTTAAGTGCCAACAAGTACCATTAAAAATTTCTACTTCATAATCATTTTTTTCAAGGACGGCCCCTAAATAAGCAGGCCCAAAAGTCCAATATGGCATTTTATCATATTGGTCGACCATGATAAAAAGAAATCGTCCGCGCTTTTCACCTTTAGACAAAGAGGGCAAATTATATTTTCTAGGGCCGCTCGTATCCTTGAAGTGCTTACCATCGTAATTTATTTTTAATAGAGGATTAACATCTTTGCTTCCTAATTTTCGATCAACAATCCGCGTATGTTTATCATCCATTTCGGGCGCATATTTAGCATAATTTTCGTTAGCGTCAACAACATTAAGTTTTGATTTCTTGATATCAGTGCTCATTGGTTTTTTCTCATTAAGGTTAATTTTAACACAACAAACTATCTATGTCAATAGATTTATTACAGTGTAATAATATTACTAATTATCCTTTATAATAATTTGAATCATATTTCTTAAAAATGATTTCCTTCCCCGAACAATGCGTTACAACATTTTTATTGCTGGGAGTCCAATCTGCATCTGTATAAAATTCATAAGTCACATTTGGAAAAAACTTGGTCATATATTCATCATAAACTATCTTTGTATGCTCACCTTCGGTTTTAACTCTAAGCTGCCACCAATTTTGACCCGACATATACGCCGGGGCCTGAAAGTAAGATTCCTTGGCCACCTTAAGATCGTGATAAAAGTCTAATCCACAATAATAAATATGATCAACCTGCAACTTTAGTATTGCATACAAAGAAGCAAAAATCGAGCAATTACACATCATTCTATCACCATAAACCGATGCCAAATAAGGCTCCGCTTCGTCTACTAGGTGATTTATCTTACGGCCGCCAGGGGTAAACATTTCAGGGGCGTTCGCTGGTTCGGGGCCCCTCCAAATATACATATATGGTTCATCCTCCTCTAAAGGGGGAAGCCACGATAATTGTTTCCATGCAGGACACACCCTCTTCTGCTTAGCTTTGTGCTCTCTCCACAAAGGCCAATTGGGACTACAGCGAGCAATTGCACATTCATCAACATTAAAAAAATTTAAAATATGTTCTTGAAATGCCACAAGTCGTTGAGGCATATTTGTATACATTATTACTTTTTTAGATCTTAATCTCTCTAGTAACTCTTCATCCCGGTTGGCAGAATCAAAAATCTGTGGTGTATTAATAAATAATACCATTTCATAATCATCTGGTATCTCTTTGGCCCTTTCCCAAGAGGGCCCGCGGCCAACAACAAGCAACTTTTTGCTCATTTGTATTTCTCTACATAGTCGCTGCAGATTCCAGAGCAGTTATCGAGATTTCCTTCGTATCCATATTCCGGCATCACACAAACAGAACCCTCCATCAATCTCTTTCTTGGGAAAGTCCACATAATACCTTTCGAAGTTAACGTTACATCATCAGTTTTGTGAAAAAAGCAATGAATATTATTTTCTAAAAGATATTTTAAAGCCTCTATGTTCTTACAGTGGCACCAAAAATGACTATTTGATAAATAATCTAAAGTTGTTTGATATTGTGGTCCGTCGTGGCCCAAGAATAGTTTATCATTTATCAGCCATATATCTATTTCGACATCATAACCAGCATTGAGAGCCTTATCCAAATATTCTGGGCTATTTTCTAACTCTGGATGTGGCCCATTGATATTCCCCCTATGAGCTATCAGATTCATCTAAGTAAAGCCTCTATCGCCGCCTTCAAAATAAACCCATCGTACCAAAGGCGTTTCGGTAGTCATTTTACTGGCCTTTCCGGGCGTCCAATCGCGACGAAATATATATTCCAATTTGTCTTGTAAACCAGTTTTCTGTAAATGTAACCGCTCTAATTCGTGATTACTTTCTAAGGATTTATAGGGCCCTTGATTCATGTGATCGTACAGGGCCCCAAATCTCTCCATATCTTTCTGGTTTGTGAAGTACCACAAATCATTAATCAATTGAAATCCATTTTGCACCGGGCCTGGGGGGCCTTGAGCATAAAATTTTGAGTTATCATACTTATCAAAACAAAAGTCTACACTAAAAGCCAAGTCAAATCTTGTTACAAACACCCAATCGTAGGTATTTCCGCTTTCTTTTACCATGTCTATAACAGTTTTATAAGATTTCCACTTACATTTTATGGCATATAGCCGCGCTTGTTTAATCTCGTCCAAATTTCCATTCGGATCCGGAATATCAAAATCTGGCGGTGGCGCTGATTTTATTGCCAGTGGCTTGTAAAGTTCTTTAATGCCGTCGCGATGATGGTGTGACCAAGTATGAATAAAGATATCTACGTCATCATTTTTATCAAAAACGTGCTCTTTATAGTGTTTATGACCAATTTTATATGGAATCTCTCTTTTCCCTATTCCATACTTATCGGTTGTTCCTACTAACCCGTGTAAGCAGAATGCAACTTTCATATTAATTTCCTTTATAAGCTCGCAAGGATTGAATGTGATCATCGTCGTCAAATTCAAATATATCGGCTACAAGCAATTCTTGATCATCTAGTGCTAAGGTCATCTCACACGTCAAGATTCCAGTTACGTCCTCATGAAGATGAAATATGTTTACCTCTATTTTTTCAAAAGAATCAAAAATATTAGAAAATATTTCTAAAACATTTTCTTTCCCTTCCACAAGCCCAATATTCCAATCTGTTAAAGAACAGTTTTCCGCAAGCAGATCGGTTATGCCATCTAAGTCTTTATTTTCAAAAAAATCTAAATAATCCTCAACAACTTGAGACCTAATAATATTATCAACAACTATATCTTTCATTTGTTTATTGTAGCACTTTTGTCAAGAATGTCAATCACTGATTCGTTACCAGGATATAATTCTTTTTTAAAGTCTTCACCAGCTTTTTTTGTGGAGACTCTAAGAACTGGTAGTGGGATAAATCCCGCATCACCGGGCTTTGTACCTGGTAGTTTAATTTTAGAATCTACTTCTTCGCGGCCGGAGATGTCGCTAGTCCACCATTCTTTCTTTTTTCTGAAATCCCATTTAGATTCTTCATCTTGAATTTTTTTAAACACCGGCAACAAGATCTTCTCTCGTATTTGACGCGCTTCGAAAGATGATTGATCTTCTTGCATTTTAATTAATGTTTCATATTCTTCTGGAAGCTTCATATATAGCTGAAATGATTTCATAATATTCTTTAATTCTTGCTTGGTTATCTGTGGCATATTCAACTGTGAGTCTGTTCTATAAACATCTTCGTGTTTTCCCTGGTTTGGATCAATATACCCTCGCTCCACACAGAGCTCTCGCAGTGGCGCGCCGCGATAGGGGTGAAAGAAGGTGACAGTTGCACTAGTTGGGTTAATTTTTCTATTAACAGCTATTGTTTCAAAGATATCTTCTCTATTTTCATCAGGTAAGCCAATTATATTAAAGGACGAGCACCTAATCCTATGCTTATGGGCCATGATAAAAACTTTCTCAACGTGTTCATCCCTATAATTTCTCTTTAATATTTTCCTTCTGACACGATCGCTTCCCGCCTCAACCCCAACACAAATATTTCTAAGGCCAGCGTCAACAGCCATAGCGAATGTGTCTTCACGAACGAGACGCGGTTGTAGATTTACAGAGAATGGGAGATCGACGTGTTTCTTATACAGTCTGCAAAATTCATCAATAAGTTCTGGTTCATGCAAGGGGAAGATATCATCAACAAACATCAAAAAGTTTAGGTTGAATTGTTCTTTAAACCGAGATAATTCTTCAACTAGTGGTTTAACATCTTTCTTCCTATAGTATTCTTTTGCAGATGCGTCAGCAGCCTTATAAAAAGTCTCGTTTGCACAATAACTACATCTGAATACACATCCTCGTGTCCAAATAACTGTAGCCATATTATACATACGTCCCCCTAGCGGACGCAAAAAGTGGCGCGGGTCATAGATTGATAAATTAGGCGAGAGGCCATTCGCAAGTTCGGGAAGAGTTACTTTATTCTTATGTACTATACCATTGTCTTTATAATCTTTATCTTTAACCCAAAAATTAGGAATGTCATATAAACTTTCCCACCCACTCTTTCGGGGCTGCGCTTCTGCTGGTGTTATAACATTGAATAAATTCTTTTTTTCTTTCGTAGGGTTTGACCGTGAAGATACACTTTTTACATCGGGATATTTAATATCATGATATCTATTACATAATTCAGCAAGATGTATATCACATTCTCCTCTGCCGACTATATCCACAGATTCTTCCACTATCACGTCATCTGGCACCAACGTACTTAAAGGACCCCCGACGATAATTGGAATGTCCGGCCGAATACTTTTACAATGACGTAATAATTGCATTCCAAAATTATGATTTGGATCAACTGTCGACATACCAATCATATCTGGCTGAAAACTTTCTATTTCCTCTTCAAGGGCATCATATACATTTATGTTTTTTTCTACAAGGCCAAGTTTTTCAAAATCTGGATTTACTACTTGAAGATTTTGTTCTCTCAGGGCATCGTCGCTTGGACATTCGCCGCAACTAATAAAGGTAGTATCAAATAATTTAAATTCATGGCCAGCATCTTCAATATATGTTGCAAGGTATCCTATACCAAGAGGTGCGCGGGTTATCATAACCTTATTTGGGTATATCATTAAAAATTTCATTTTTTCTCTCCGTAATAATTAGGGGCAGTTATCCAAAAAATGTTTTAAGTCTTCCGGTGTTCCTATTCCCCACATTTTATGAACATAAAATGGAATCAATGTTTTTCCATCTGCAATTAATTCATTATATACCGGTGCAATATAGAATTCATTATTAACTCGTATATTTTTCTCTATCATTTGTTTGGCATATTTTACAAAATCAGACCCTCGGCGGTACCAATAAATACCACACGTAGCAATATTTGAAATTGGCTTCTTTTCTGCCACTTCCACCACAAACCCTCTCGAATTTGTTTTTACAAATGACCATTTTGGATGAACAGCATTAAAAGTATAAACTATAGCGTCAGCCGATGTTTGATTTTTAAGCATATTAAAATTTTGAAGTTGATATTCAATATATTGATCTGAATTGGCTATTAGCAAATCCTCATTATTATCGATATACTCTTCGGCCAATAGTGCCGTACAAGTGGCACCTTCAGTAAGACCGTCAACAAGAATATGCTTAAAATTGCCATTAGTGATTCTATCAAGCGTATCAATGAGGCCAGGATATTGCTCAACGTGAGATTCCCTAACAAGAAAAATATACTCACAATCAAAATCCAAATTTTCTATAACAGTTTGAATCATAGGTTTACCATTTACATGAATTAGAGGCTTTGGAAACGTATAGCCTTCTTTTGTAAATCGGCTCCCTTCGCCGGCCATTGGAATCAACACCTTCACTTCAAATACTCCCTAAAAAGTTCTATATTAACCTCATCCGGATTCTCGACTTCTATCACATTACATCCAGAGGCGTGTGCTGCAGCTCGGCCTTTCGGAGAATCTTCGACTATTATAACATCATTTTTTTGAACATTAAATTTTTTAACCAAGAAGAGATATCCTTCTGGGTCCGGTTTGGTTTTTTTCACATCTTGGTTTGTCAATAAATAATCTAAATGTTCTAGTACCCCTGTCTTCTGAAGCATTAAAATAGCAGTATTCCGAATACTGTTGGTATAACAAGCTATAGAATATCCGTTCTGTTTTAACTCTTCGATCATGTCGACTTTTTCTTTTCTGTGGGTGGCATTCTTTCTAATTGTTTCAGCCGTTAACTCTTGCTTCTTATCATATACTTCTTGATGCTGATCGAGTGGCAAAATTCCCAATTCTGTCAATTTTTGCAATTTTACTTTTGTGGGAGTTCCATTAAATGTAGAATAGTGTTCTTCCAGAGAAATTTCATAATTACAAACTTCTTTTAAAGCCTCATTTAACGCCACACGATGCCACTCACAAGCATCGACCAAAACTCCATCTAAATCAAAAATAATTAATTTTTTCATTCTACACCATATTTTTTAAAATATAAATCATCTGGGTTGCCCCACGAAAACCATCCGGGAAAATTGGTGCCTCCTAAATTTCTTCTTTGATGCTTAGGCTTGGCAATCTTCCAGGGACTAAAAATTGCCACCTTTTCTGCTCCGCTTAAAATGGCGCCCCACCAAGAAAATGTACTATTAAAAACTATGACCTGGTTAAAGCTTCTTAGTAAATTAAAATCATCCATAAAACCACCTCGTAGCGCTCCTGTGCCCTCTAGCGTTTCTTCTCCATTGCAGTGTACTATAGGATCAAGGTCTGCAAAGTCTTTTATCAAATGATTCATATATTCCATAGATTGCTCAGTTTCAACCCATGGCGAATTTGAGGGAGGATTTGGCCCAATAGATACTTCGTGCCTAATCTTTTCTATGTCTTCAAGAGTGTATGGTGTCCATTTTCCAGCATCAGTTACAATATGAAGTCTATCATATTCAAACTGCCCAATGGCGTCCTTAAAAGAATCCACTTTAATGTGATTTTTATTATGACTAACTTGAATTAGCCTATTTTGGAGTCTTAGGTGTAAAATAACATCCTTCGTGTTTGTTATCTTATGTGGAGTGAACCAAGTCCTGACCTCTGATAGATGATTCTTTAGTATTTTATAATCTTCAAAATATCCATTAACCAACACATTATAATTCTGAAGGTTTTCTGTAAATAAAGCTTTTTTATAGTTACCATCATCTACAACAAAAGTAGGAAGGCCCCTATCAACTTCTGCGGCCGCGGCTATAATGCCTACTTCTGGAATATCCCGGTGGCGTAATTGTAAATTGTTTCTCTCTGCTATCAGTCTAGCACAAACATATTGAAATAAGTTGTTCCCAAATCCAATTGTAAAATTTACGGTTACGGTTCCATTAGTCATTATTTTTGGATAAATCCTTCCCTGTTGAATTCGGTATTATTTTTATCTTGCTCCCTTGCTCCTGAAGTGCACGAGCCACTTCTGGGCTCTCTTTAATTGTTACTTCAACTCCTGCTGCAGCAAGACGCTTTGCGAAAGCTAACTGCTGGGATTCTTCAAGAATAATAGTATCTTTCTTATACGTCACCGAGTCAGTGTAATATTTTTTCTTACCGGTTTTTAAAAACTCGTCGACTTGAAAATCTAAATGTTTCTTGTTTATTTCGTTCGCGGCTGTGCACATATCGTGAGGTAAGTCGTTATTCGCCGCCAGACGTATAAACGCTCTCGTATCTCTCGGAAAACACGGGCCTCCCCATCCAAAACCATATTTAAAAAACTTTGGATTTATTCGACTGTCGGCACCGACAGCACTCAAAACTTTTTCCGGATCCGCGCCAATCTTAGTCGCAAGATCCCCGACCATATTTGCAAACGATATTTTACAAGTCAGATAACAATTTAATGAAACCTTTGTAAGTTCGGCACTTAAACGATCCATTGTGTGAATTGATGGTGTATTATTACATACATTCTCATATATAATAGCTATTTCATCAGCTAATTCTTGTGTATCACTACCGATATACACGCAATCCGGCTCTGCTTGATTTTGTAGTATAGTTCCTTGTGCAACTGTTTCAGGATTAAAAGAAACTTCCCAATTATAATCTTTTAACCTTTCGTAGACCGTATCAGAATACCCAGGATTTACATTTGTACATATTACCAAATGTTTTTTGGTTGGCTGCTTTCCAAGTTGTATTAGCGATTCGACCACAGAATCAACTTGAGAAACATCGTATCTTCCATCCGGCTCAGAATACGATGCAACTGTAACAAATATCAAATCTGCATGCTTAACGGTCTTATTTAAATCTGTAGTTGCTTCAAGGGACTTCGTATTACCTAAAAGTTCATTTACTCCCAGTTCGTGAGATAGAAAAGTTTTATTATTTATATTATCAACATAGTCTTGATTAATATCACATCCAACAACATCGTGGCGCCCTTTCTCTAGACTTAAGCAAAAACACAACCCCAAGCGACCAATACCAATCACAGATATTCGCGATTTTGTTTTATCCCATGAAAAAATAGGATGTTTTTTCTGACATACATCTTTTTTAAACAACATAAAGTTTTTGTAGTTTCCAATAATAGATTTTGTTCTTTCAATACGCTGTTGTGTTGTGTTGTGTGTGATATATCCTCTCTTGGCTCTTGAAATTATCTTATCAATATAAATGTCTTGAGCTTCATAACTACATTCCGAGAATGCGTAGTTGCTAATTACCAAATCAATTTCAACATCTTCTAACTTATGTAATTCAGATGGAGTTATTATATGGAAATTTTTAATCCCAACAGTTGTGCAATATTTCTTCGCCAAAAGTCCCGGCTCACGAAGATCAATATTATAATAATTTTTATAGTTACCCTTTGATAAAATATTAGCTAGGCCGCCAAAACCACCACCAATTTCTACAATATTGAAGTTTTCTAAGGAACCAAATAACGTCACCAGATCGCTAAAAACTTTAATATATCTTGTGGCGGTTGGAGACATATTAAGATTTAAATATGCAGGGTTATTCTCCTTACTGATTGTAAAATTACTCAATAGCGGGTTTCCTGTGGTGTCCTTCATATGTATAAATTTATCAATGATATATGAATTATTTTGAATAATATCAGCAAGATATTCTATTCCTTGATTGGCTGTAACATGCGCAAGTATAGGAGTATATTTTGGATTACGACGAAAATTCTTAAAAGCCTCGTCGTCGGTCAATGCTTCAACACAAGCATCAATATAGTCTTGCGCGCAGGAAGCACGCCAGCCAAAATATTCTTCCTCTTTAAATTGCCTTTCAGTCATCGTTTTCCTGTTTCTTTGAAAAAATCATAATATTTTTTTGCTACTTTTATCATGGACATATTCGATTCGATGCCTGTTCTAGACTTCTTGTCATAGTTTACCTCGGGAGGCACCTTACTGTCTAAGAAGCTATAATCCCACGGAGCCTCTTGGATTATAATAGCGTCCTCGCCGGCGATTTCTTTTGTTCCTCCCGTAGAAGAACAAATAATTTGACAACCGCAAACCCTAGCATCTATTACAACATTCGGGCAGTGATCTAAATATGCCAAATGGATAAAATATTTAGATATCTTAAATAGAGTTAGCAATTCATCCGTATCTAAGTTATCAACATAAAAAACACGAGGATGTGTTATAAGATGATCTGCCCCAGGACCAGCAACAACCAAACAATCGTTTTCACCAGAAAAATTTAAAAAGTATTCTATATTATCTTTGAGTCTCTTAAAAACGTGCCAATGGGCAGCGCAACTCCATACATTCTCAAACTCCTGAAACTTCTCTTCTATCGACTGTACTTCCTGCAGATTTTTAATATAGGAAATGTCCGCACCATTATTTATGACTCTGTAATTGTCGTGCTCCCCAAACCAATTAAAGATCAATTCTTTATTGAATTCCGTTTGGAATATTACCCCTTGCGCCAGCTCATATGTCCTCTTAATATTATAATTCATTCTATCACAATCAAAATTGGCGTTAAAATAAATTCCGTCTAATCGCTGAATCATTGGAAGCTGCGGCATATGATTGTGAGATTCAATAAAAGTTAATTTTAGATCATACTTGAATTTTGGGTCAAATAATACACTTCTGGGTTCCAAATATTTGATTAATTTTTGTGCAAAATAGTTGGGGCCCGAGTTGGAACTCAAATTGACATTTTCTAAAAATATATTCACAGGCACTCCAATATAGAATATGGTTTTTTATTGCGGATGATCTGTTCGGTTATAAGTTGATCTTGTCGATGAGCGCGATCATCAGATAATGGATTTAGTCTATTATAAACATATAAAACATTTTTTAGTGCTCGAAAATGTTCAGGGCCGGCCATTTCTGCCATAGGCCACATTACTGCTTGATCGCTTGTTGTTGACCAAAACTCTCCCTGTTTGTTCATTAAATCTTTTCTTTTTATCTTACAAAACAACTTTTTTCTAAATGTGCCCAAATGAGAAAGCTCCCAGGATTTCTTTCTGATTCCTCCTTCCCAATATGAAGAATTTATCTTCGGCGTTACAATTTCCCCTGTGGAGTCTATTACATAAGATCCGTTTGTCATCCACACATCATCTGATTTATACACCTCATTAAGGGTTTTTAAGACATCGGCGTGCGATAGCCAGTCATCGCCGTCTAAAATAAGAATGATTGTATCATCTTTAGCAGAATTTACCACATTAAATAAATTTTCCATTTTACCTTTATTGAAAGGATTAAATATTATTTCTAGATTATCTTTGTCTTTATATTCTCTAACAAGTTCCGTTGTACCATCTGTTGAGGCATCATCTATATATACGACATCGAAATTATCATATTCCTGTCGGCATGCCGAATTTAAATTTTTTTGAACCCAATTTCTACAATTGTAGGAAGGAATTACAATTGTGAAATGTTTACTCATCAATCCGCGGCACAATTCCAGAATACAGACCTACGAGATCTGAGGTATTCTACAACACCATCAATATCATTTGTATTAAACCACTCTTCATCAAGATGCTGTACATTATCATTTAATTCCAATTCGCAGCCTAATAGCTTTGCTTCAATAACATACCTGGGGCACGTATCTAGCCCAGAGGGCTTAAAGCAGATACCTTTGGCGCCGGCGAGCTTTTCAAGAACTTGCGACGGTGTAAGATCACTAATTACCTCATATTCCATCTTATTTTCTTTGCACCATTTCTCCGAATCGGAAAAACCCTTAACCCACGAACGAGACCCCAAAACAAGATATTTTTCTTTCTCCTCTGGAAGTTGATTTCTTAAGTCATCAATTTTATCAAAAAATTCGTCATCAAAAACAGATGATAGGAGATGCGTTTTACTTTCGTCTATGTTTTCAAGACTATCTTTATATATATCTATTTGTTTTTGAGACATAAAATGAGTCATTACAGAGCCGTTGACAAAATTAGTGATTAATTTCCCCTTATCGGTTGATGCATAGTCACACTCTTCATCCTCCAGCATTTTGTAAAGAAGGGGATTTCTATATTCGCAAAATTTATAGTCAAACTCAACAAAATGATATTTAATTTTACTATCGATTATATATTGAAGTGTCTCATCATTTTTAACCTGTGCTATATTACCAAATATCCAGGTAGAATCTTTATAAAAATCAATTGTCTCCTTTGTTAAGTCAGAAGAGTTTACTAATCTTTTTGTGCCGGGGCATGTGTCTATTAAAGACTGCAAGCTTAATTCTGCACCACCAACAAATTGGTCCCTAAACGCGTCGCTAACAAACACATAATCTGATTTCTCTAAAAAGGTTTCAAATCCTAAACTCGTAATGTATTGCCTATAAATTTTTTCTTTCTTAAAATTTGCCAATATATGGTTTTGTAGGGACTTGGCTTGATTCTTATAATGCTTTTCCTTTTTATATACATCTCTGAGCGCACGTTTATAGGAATTTTCGCGAGCATATGCCCACATAGACTCTTCAGTTATAACGCCTGGCCAGCGAGCTTCTTCTTGTACTGGTTTAAGATCATAATCTACGCGTGCGACAAGTGGAACATTTTTACCTTTTTTGTTTGGCTTACAAATGAAATCCATTTGGCCGCTCCAAGTAATCGTCACCAGAGGTAATTGATTATACGCAGCCTCAAAAAGCGGCAATCCATAGCCCTCTCCGTGTGCTATGTTGATAAGAGCCTTCATAGTCTTGTGCTGATATAACCACGTAATTTCCCCAGACGTTAACTCACCATGGATTAAATAAATTTTGCATTTTCTATCCCCCAAAGAATCCAATAAATTCTGGAGTCTCTTCTCTGTAATTTCTCTATCTATAATACAATCAGATGCGGTGTTTGTTTTAAGAACAAGCCCAACATCTTCGTCATTTTGAAACTCCTCGATAAACCATCTGATAGTGTTTTCGAGGTTTTTTCGAATCCCCCACTGTGAAATAACTAAAAAGTTTTTATTAGTAGTAAATTCAATATCAATACTTTCTGGTTTATGCTCGTAAACGGGGTAGTTAACAACCTCGACTGGCTTTGAAATTCCCCAATTGAGGGTTTCTTCTCCAGTTTCGTCATTTTTTATATTATACTTGGTTTCCTCAAAAACTTTTTTCGAATGCTTTGAGATAGTTATAACTTTATCAACTATTTCGTTACATTTTTGAATCCACTCGGGTGCAACGCGGGTCGTCTCAATTCCGGCAGTATAACCAATATTGATTGGTGCTATTTTTTCAAATTCGTTAGGAATTGTTATCTGCAAAGACATGTCAAAAGTGCCCCCACCCTGAATAAAATTAGCTGTTTCCAATATTTTTTGTTGAAGCCATTCGTATTCGTCGCCATCTGCTGAAGTTATGAACGCTGTGTGGCCCCAATTGATATTCAACAAATAGATATCAAACAGGTCCGCCCTTTCTCTTAGGGCTCGAAGGGCAATTCTCGATTGTTCTCCATACCCAGAGCGAGATAAAACAGGGCCCTTAATTAATATTTTCTTTCTCATCTCAATATGTCCTTACACTATAGCGCTCATAACCAGCTCGAGTTTCCCAGGAACCCTTTTCCTCATATATCTTTGTAAAAAGGTCATCCCATCGAGCGACAAAATCTTCAAAATTAAACTTTTTTTGTACAAACTGCCGTCCCAAGTTTCCCATTTTTTGCCGCTTTTCGGGACCCATTTCATATAATTCTACTAAAGCGTTAATAAAATCATCTTTATTAAGGCGATCTTCGTAGATATATGGAACTTCTTGAGATCCAATAATGGCTTTCGATGATGGCTCCAAACCAATACCAAACCATTTTTTACCATCCGTTATTTGATCTTGAAGGCCACCGGTCATACTCACCAATATAGGAGTGCCACACGAAAGTGACTCTAAGGTTGATAGGCCAAAACCCTCTGCATCCGAAATATTAACTGTTACATCAGACATATTGTACATCAAGGCCAAATCTTGGGAGGATACCTTTTCCCTGGAAAATAGTACCTCACCGTGAGTTAAACCAAGCTCGTGGATAATCGCCTGTAGGTCTTGTCCATGGACATCTTTAACATCCGTATGCATTATTAAAGCTGCTTTGTCGTGTCCCACCTTATCTAAAAATTCTTTAAACCACCAAATTAGTGTACCAGATTGTTTTCTACGCGCATTTCTATTGTTCCAAACACATACAAATTTCTCCCCCAAACCTCTTTCCTTTTTAAGACGATTTATCACTTCGGGGGATAGTGGCTTAAATATTTCATCATCAACTGCATGAGGAATATAAGAACTTTCTACTTCCGGTGCTACAGTTTGCAGGATGTCGTGAGTTAATTTTGATATACAGGCCACGTGGTCGTTTGACAAGTAATATGATCTATTAAATTTAGGATAGGGGTAATTGTCCCATACGTGATAATAAATCATAGGAACATGTGCACGCACTTCATTTTCAATTTGCCACAACCATCCCCAAAATCGAGGATCTGTCATAAACCAAAGAATATCTGGTTTTTGCTGTTGTACCATGGCTCGCACCATGTCTTTTGTACCATAACCATCGACTGGCCATATAACCCAATCTGTGCCCCATTCCTCAGTTTGTTGGGGTTCGTGCGCCGGGTGTTTGATCGCCCCTCCGAAGGATACAAACTGATATTTACCAGTTTTGAGCATTCCCTCGATTATATATCTTGACTGTGTACCCACTCCAGAGGGAGAAAGAGGGTGATCGCCAATTGTGAAAATCTTAATTTTATCTGACATAGGGTTCCTTTACGGGCAGTGTTCGGTTTTATACAGCTTGCAAGGATAAGGCTTAAAGCAAGAGAGCCTATTTTTAATGCTTACCCTTTTAGAGATATTATAAATTGCTTGGTATAAAAGTTTAAGAGCGTTTTCAGTTTTTTTCTTGCCGCTCGTTACCCTAAATATCTCTACACGGTTTTTTTTGGCAGTTCTTTTTAGAAGAGCAAAGTGAGTTTCTACATTCTCAGGGTCGATATTATGCTTCTGACAGAAGAAATGCTTATACAGAGTCAGCTGATATGTAA